AAGGGATAAGATAATTTGGATGCCGTTTAACGATGAAGGCAAGAATATAGAAAAGGCTGCACATTCATTAAAGATTTATAAAACGGTCGGGGGGGGGGGGTATTCCCTTACAGCGAGCCAAAGGAGTGGGATATCATGATATCTAACCCTCCCTTTTCAGGCAGAACACAGTTATTTGAGCAAATATTTTCATATGATAAGCCATTTGTGCTATTACAGCCAGTACAGGCATTTAATAACACAAGTTTTGTGCAAATGCTATGCAATAGAAATGATGACATAGGAATAATCTGCCCAAGCAAAAGAATGAGTTTTATTGTAAATAATAAAGAATATAAAAACAGTAGCACAGCCTTTTACTCTTTGTGGCTTTGCTACAAAATACCCTCTATAAAGGGATTTACAAGTTTGACTATCGACAGGTAAAAGGGCTATAATAATAATTACCGCTATAAATAATAAACCATAATACAGAAAGGCTAACCATATGCCAGAAACCACAAAAATCAGAGTCTTTTCCACAGACAAAGTAGAATTAGCACCGTGTAATGAAGATAGAGCATATAGCCTTGTGCGCAAGCATAAGGCTTATTTTATCGTTATAGACGGGCAAAGGGCTATTGTTATAAATAAGTCCTCCGAGCAAATAAGCATAAAGGAGGGCGATAACAAATGAGTAGAATAGATACCACGGATCTAAAGTCAAGGTTTGACTTCGAAGGATATGTTGCCGCAAGAGTAAAAGGACTAAAAAAATCAGGCAGTCAGCATATCTGCCTTTGCCCTTTCCATGATGACAACACGCAATCCGCAAGCGTAGACTTTGATAACCATTTATTTAACTGCTTTGCCTGTGGGTCTGCTTTTGACAGCATAGGTTTTGTTATGGCATATGAAAACTGCGATTTTCACCGTGCTGTAGAAATAATGGGCGGAGCAGATTCAGAATTTAGGCTTATAGAACCACGAAAAATAACCTTTAAGGAAAAGGAAGTTACATATACACCCGTAAGGGGTGACATCAGGACTTGTTTAGACTATGAAAATCCTAAAGATAAACACAGCCCTTGGAAATTTGCTGCAGAATATGTTTACATCCCAGACAAACTCGTAAAGATAAGATATGAGTCAAGCAAATCCAACAAGAAAACTTTTCGCACATATCATAAGCAAGATGACGGCAAATGGTATTACGGCAAAGGGGATAATGTATTTCCCTTATATGCACCAAACGGCTATGACAGCGATACTATTATATTTGTAGAGGGCGAAAAGGATGTAGATTCTTTAATAGACATAGGCTATACGGCGGTTTGTACCGCATTCGGCGCAACAGAAGATGCCAGGCAACTCGACAAAGATGACATAGAGAACTTAAGAGAAAAATTAGTTGTTGTTATACCCGATGATAATGACAAAGCCGATGACATAGGCGGGAAATATGCCCGTGCTGTCGCAAATAAGCTAATCTTTAACGGTGTAACCGCAAGGGTATTCAATTTAACAGAATTAAACACAGAAAATATACATGGCTATGACATTACGGATGCTATAGAGCAACACGGCGATGTATTTATAGCGGATAAGTTAGAAAAATTTATTAAAGAATTGCCCGAAAACCAAACAGAACTTGTGCCTGTTAAATCGTACGGGTATACACAAGAACAAGATTTACAGATAGAACTGATAGCCAGTACACTTGCAAAGCATAATAATGACTGGACACAATGCCTACCGCAAGATACGGCTATGCGTGAACTGGCAAAAGAGCTAAATTGTGCCTTGCCCGCACTTAGGAAAACAATAGAAAGACGGGCAGAAGAAATAAGAAAAGAGCATAATGTATTTTTAGCTAAAAGTAATGTTAAGAACACTATTGTGGAGATAGACAAAATCGCAAGGTCTATCAATATTAAGGGCAGCGGATATATTGTTGCTGAAAACGGCATGATAGTCACAGACGAAGGTGAAATCGTATGCAAGCAAATAATGCTACCCGTAGCCGAAGTACAAGACATTGACGGCAGCAGGATAGACGGCTCACATGTAATGCTTGCTTATGTGCCTATCGACGACAGCAATATACATTTAGGCCAGTTCCCGGCTTCTTCTTTGTCTTTAACCAATGACTTGATTAGAACTTTATCTACATGCGGACTGTCGGTTAACTCACAAAATTCGGGTGCGGTTATGGAGTACATAGACAACATAAGAAACTGGTACAAGCAAAACGGACAGACAAGGATATTTAAGAGTGCAAACAGGCTTGGGTGGATAAAGCAAGGCGAACCTATATTCTTGCCATATGAGTATGATCCATTGACAATGATATACGGTACGGGAGTGGAAAAAAACACCATATCTAAAATGACAGCCACGGCAGGGGAAAGAGAAGAAAGCCGTAAACTTATAAAAGAAACATGCAAGGCAACAAATGTAATGACAACCATTATCGGTGCAACGGTCGCAAGTTTATTGTTAGGCTATTGCGACACAAACGGCGAAATGCAAGGCTTTGCTTTTAATGTGTACCATAAATCAGGTACGGGTAAATCTGTTATGACAGAAGTAGCCGCATCTATGTTCGGTAGCGGACAGTTTGTCAACGGTTGGTTCGGCATAGCAGATGCTACCTTGGCATCAGACAAAGGCAGAAATGCATACTATTATAATATGCCCTTATTTGTGGATGATATTGTGCGAAAGCGTGGGGAATTTAATGTACCCGTAACAGAACTGCCCAGAAGAAAAACACGTTATATTATGGGTGTAACGGGCGGGGAGGGCAGGAGCAGGCTAAACCAGGCAGGGGAGTTTCGGGAAGTAGGAAACTGGTGTAATGTGGTTATACTCACAAATGAAGATAGGATGGTGGAAGATACCATGGACGGCGGTGCATTCTCAAGGTGCTTGGAAGTCCAACACACAGACTATCTTTCAGAGCAAACACTAACCGACTGGGTAAACCGATTCTCGGAACATTACGGACACTTTCCTTTGGATATCATAAACCAAATACGCACAAAAACACCCGAAGAGTGGAGGGCGGAGATATCCTTTTGGACGAACATGTATATAGCACTAGGTGTAACGGGAAAAAGAGCTTTATACGCAAGTTATATCCAAACAGGTTACAAGATAGCAAAAGAAGCCGTAGATATAGGCACAGAGTTTGACACGGACTGGTTTGCAAAAGAAATCAAATCCGTAGGTGAAGTGGATGACGGCGCAAGGGCTTATATCAAGATTTTGGACTGGATTTCAACGCACACCGAATATTTGCGTGCAGAGGTGGACAAAAACGGAATAACAGTCGGATCATTGAACTATGACAAGCAAGGGAATAAGGTTGCAAGTATACCCGTAGCAGAACTTACAAAGGTCTGTAATCAGTATAATATAAACAGGCAGTCACTTATAAACTATGCATACGAAACAGACAAGGCTGTCCGTGCATACGATGAAAACGATAAGGCCGCACCTGTAAGAGTGCAAATACGAGATGCAGAAATTAGGTGTATACAATTTTACTATGAATGGCTAAACAAAATGGTCGAATATGACGAGAGTGCAGATTATAATTATAAGCGCAGTTGGTATGGAAGTGGGGTGTAAAAAATGAACGAACAACAACAACCGGTAAGGCAATCAATAAGAAAGAAAATGTCAATAACAAAATTAACGATGGCACGGCTTGCGTATATCCGTGAACATTATTATGAATTTGCGGCACACCAAATGCGTAAGCGCCGTGATTTGGTAAACCCTGAAGCCATGCACAAGGACACGGTTATAGTCGAAGCAGGTGTTGAAGTGCTGTTCAATGCAATATGTAAAATACACGAACTATCGCCAGAAGAAACTACCGCCATAGCCATAGAAGAATACGCAACCGAGCAAATATTTGACGATAAATTCTTGGACAAGCTAGGGGATTTCGTTGAACTGGAATACGAAGCAAGTAAGAGAGTGAATGTTACACCAGGCGACAGGATGAAAGCTGTTGCGGAGTACAGGGATAGAAAAAAAGAAATAAGTGATGAATGGGGTGAAGAATAATGACAACAAGGTACATAAACGAACAAGGCGAGCCGATGGCATTCTCTGAAATAAAGGGCGAAATCGATGTGCGAAACTATGAAGAATTGTGTGTTTTTCTGGGTGATTTTCGTAAGCCCATAACATCAGGCGATGGCAAAATCTATAATGCAGATATAGGTAAGGCTGTCTGGGCTAACATAGTTTGCCGCAAAAAACCCGTTGCACACCAAAACAGCTTTGACTCTGAAAGTGTCTATCAGCTTATTGCCGAACTCGGGTTTAACGGTGATTTTCCCGCTATGCTTTATTTGTATGACCGTTTGAATATATCCGAAAGTAAATATTTAGCTATATGCAAGGACAATACAGACGAACGAAGTGCAATCTTTCGCTGGGCAAGAGAGGTTTTTTCACACGTAAGTAAAATCAATGCCGTACACGGAAACGGGAATGTAAATGTATTCCAATACGTAAGCATGTCGGACGATGTAGATATTGCAAGCGATAACCAATACGTTACACCCGAAAAAAATATCCAGGGCATACTCGAATTGTTTAGCGAACTTGCAGCAAACAAAGGGAAAGTAGGTGAACAAGATGAAGCAGTTGGATGATGCCATAAATGACATCATAACTACGATGACAAACGCGGAAAAAAGGGAGTTTGCGGAACTTTTTACACCCACACTCTCAAGCTTGCTCCCGCCGGGCTTTTCCTTGTCGAACAAGCAAGCATTCTTTATGATCATGCGACAACAGGATAAATATACACCTATGCGTGAGTTTATCATGCTTTTAGGTGACAGGCATGGTGTAGATGTATCTTTTATTGCAGATAGACCCATAATACCAAAGGAAGGCTTATACGGCGGTTCGGGTAACTCTGGAAAGAGTTATATGTTATCTGCTTTAGGCTTAACCACAGCCGATACCTACGGCCTTGATGTGCGTGTATTTACAGCCGAGAAGCAAGCCAAGTCTTTTAGCGGTGGTGTAGGCAAGCAAATATACGAATGGATAGAACCGCAGATAAAATCAAGGTATATAAGAAATGACGAAGAAAAAGCTATACTTACATTCCCGTCAGGCGGTACAATACATTTTTGCGGACTAGATAATGCTAATGCCTGGAAGAAATACAAGGGCGGAAATATAGCCCAAATGATATTTGACGAGGTAACGGAAATCGCACCTGAAAGCTATACAAAGCAGATAGGCGGTTGGTGCAGAAAATCGCCCAAGGCTTTCCAGATAGGGTATACAGCCAATGCTTGTTCAGCAACAAATCCGCATGGGAAATTTGTTACATTCTATCGTGAGCGGTTTGTGGACGGCACAGGTAAAGATACTTTTTATCTAAAGGCCTTGCCAAAAGACAACCCTTTTATAGATTATGAATCATATAAGCGTGATTTAGAAAATCTAGGTGATCCTGTGTTTGCCGCACAGATGTTAGAGGGGCGTTGGGATATAATGCCGGCAGGAGATTTATTTAAGTCCGGCTGCACAAGAGAAGTTGCGGATATACCTGCAAGCGGAGTTACAAAGCGTGGCTGGGATATAGCAGCAACTACAAAAAAAACATCAAACTATACCGCAGGAGTGAAAATGCGTTACCACGAAGGTATATACTATATCATGGATATAGATGTGTTCAAGGAAACACCCAATGAAAACGATAAGCGTATGCGGCTTAATGCACAAATAGATGGCAGAAATTGTGAGGTTGTAACCGAATTACAGCCCGGAGCCGCAGGCAAATATTTAGAAGAACATTTCAACAAAAAGCTGTTTAACGGCTTTACCCATAAATCTATCGGAGTACCAAACGATAAGGCTGTCCGTGCCAGACCTTTATCTGTTGCCTGTGCCAATGGTTTAGTCTGTATCTGGAGCAGCTGTAGAAATAAATACGAATTCTTAGAACAGCTTGTAGCTTTTCCCAACGGAGAAGATGATGATATGGTAGATGCTTGTACCTTAGTTTTTAACGCAATCCAAGAACAAGTCGCAAATTATACGGGTAGCACACCGCAAACCAGTACAAAAAGCACAAGAACGGATGTAAACAAAGTCGCTGCTGACAGGCTAAACAAAAGAGAAAGATGGAATTTTTAACTTATAGCAGAAAATCCCCTTGCACCTGAACTTGCGTTCACAGCCTTTAACTCAGACAGTATCGCTCTCCACAATGCATTGCTTGTCGGCGGTACAGTAACTTCCAAAGTCCTATCTTCTTCTAATACATCATGCAAAGACTGCATCTGTGGTGTAAACCATGATCTAATCGCATCTGATATTTCTTTTGCACTTGGTGCATTAAACTTATCTTGTGCTACACCCGCTCTCGCTTGTTCCATTTGGATATTAATGTTTTGTGCGGATGTTTGCATATTAACCCTGCTTACAGCATTGGCTATATCATTGGCAAAGGCTTTAATAAACGGTGTGTTTTCAAGGGGGAATACAACTTCCGCTCCTGCTTCGCCTGCCTCTACATTCGATGCAAGCATGGTGGGTTTCCTTAGCATTTGTACGCCCCTTGCCGCCTGGATTATACCGCCGTCAGCAAGCCGGGATAGTTTGCCGCCGCTCATTTTACTGTAACTTACACTGCCGCTTGTGCTTGTCGATAAGCTTTTCATTGTCTTGGAAAAGCCCGAGAGCATATCATTTAATCCTGTTGCAATCCTGCCTGTAAATTGTTCCATAAGTGTAAGCATGTTGTTAAGCATAGACTTAAAGCCACTTGTAGCCGTTGAGGTGTTGCTCTTTATACCGTCAGCAACACTGCTGGCGATTTTCTTGCCCTTGTCTTTATATTTGCTGGTAGATCCATCCGCTTTTTCTACTTCTTTGTAAACGGCTTCCATTGCGGTTTTAACGGATTTTGTATTTTTCTTGATGCCGTCACCAAAGCCCGTGACAAGCTTTTTGCCTGCTTCTTGTAGGTTAGTGAATATCTTGTCCGGCAATGTTGTGTTGGAGTTACCTTTTGTTATTTCTGCCATTTCGCCCATAAGTTTTCCGTAGTCTGTCAACAGCCTGACAGCAGACCTTAATTCAGGGTTGGCAAGCCGCAGCTTATCATTAAGCCCTATCAGCTGCTTTTCGATTTTGGCTATATCATCCGCTAACTTTTGGACAGGATCTTTGGTAAACCAACCGATTATAGTATCTATTGTTCCGCTTAGCCCCGCAATAGCCGATACCTTGGTATAGGTTACGACATGCCCTGCAAACTCTTTCATGAAGCCCACAAAATCTTCCATATCCCTTGAAAGTGAGGGCAACTTTACATTTAGCCTGGCAAGTGCAGGCGCTAAATTATCGCTTAATTCTTTCGCTACCTTTATAAGGCTTTGTGTGAATGTGATAAAGGCTTCTGTCAGCTGTACCAGTAATGCCGTACCAAGCCCGATGGCCAACGGCAATAGCCCGACCGATGCTATACTTGCAGCGCCGAGCAAAGCAGTAACCGCACCTATGGCGATAAGTAAATCTGTACCTATTTCTATTGCCTTGGCTATGTTTTCACCGTTCTCAAGCACAGGCTCCCATGCAATACCTATCTGCTCTAAGCCTTTACCTATAGCCCAAATTTCAAGTATAAACAATCCTACGGCTACACCTACTTCTAGCAACATAGCTATACCAAGTCCAATAGCCAACGGCAACAGCCCTGCCGAAGCTACAGCCGCAACGCCGAGCAAGGCACAAACCGCACCGACAGCAACCAGTAACGCAGTGCCAAGCCCTATGGCCGCTAAAACAGTATCGCCATGCTCAAGCACGGGTTCCCATGCTTTCCGTATTTCATCCAGACCTTTACCTATAGCCCAGATCTCAAGCAAGAACAGCCCTGCGGCTACACCTATCAAGGCAAGCATGGCAATACCTATGGCTATGGATGCCAATAAAGGTGTGCCAACCATACCAAGCACAGCACAAATTGCGCCTATAGCAACTAACAATGCAGTGCCAAGACCTATGGCTAATAATACGGTTTCACCGTTCTCAAGCACAGGCTCCCATGCAATCCTTATCTCATCCAAAGCCTTGCCTATAGCCCAAATTTCAGCTAAGAACAAAGCTGCAGCTGCACCGATTAACGCAAGCACTGCTATACCGATAGCTATATCTGCAACTAAACTTGCCCCTGCTTTTCCAAGTGCTGCCGTTATTGCACCTATAGCCGCAAGTATAGCCACACCTATGCCCATTGAAATAGCTACCGTTCCCGCATTTTCTATAACAGGCTCCCATGCAATACCGACTTGCTCTAACATTTTACCTAAGACCCAAATAGCACCTACAATCAAAATTGCAGCCGCAGCAACTTCTGCCAATATAACTAAACCCATAGCAAGGTTTTTGGCCAAAGATGAAAGCTTGGGATTAAGTTGCCCTGTAGATTGGTTTAAAGTATCTACCGTTGTTGAATCAAGATCAACGGGTGGTGCTGCACTTGCGGCTTTACTTGCGGCCTTACCTGCTACCTTGCCCCCTACCTTACCTGCTACACCCTTTCCTGCGCCAAAGAGTATCTTCCCAGCTGCAAAAAGCTGTAAAGCATCGACAGCGGCCATTAGACCGTTGACAAACAACGAAAGCCATGCACTTGCATCGGAACTATCTTCTTTTAAAGCTTTAATATCATCTGATATAAGCTTTACATCTGTTACAAGTTGCGCCACATTAAGCAATCCTAGCGCTGCTGCTGTACCTTTTCCCTCAAGACCGCCGCCACTAATGCCACCGCCTGCACCGCCACCGCCTTTTGATAATAGTGCCTGCTCCTTATCCTCGGCCGTTTGCATTTTCTCTTGAAGTAGTTGCTCTTTATCCTCAGTTGTCTGCATTTTCTCCTGGAGTAACTGTTCTTTATCTTCGATGGTTTGCGACCGTTCTTGCAATAACTGCTCAATATCTTCTTGAGTTTGTGCTTTTTCTTGCAGCTTTTGCTCTATGTCCTCTTGAGTCTGTGCTTTTTCTTGTAATTTTTGTTCGATATCTTCTTGAGTTTGTGCTTTTTCTTGCAGCTTTTGTTCAATATCCTCTTTGGTTTGTGATTTTTCATGCAACAACTGTTCCTTGCTTTCTCCTGTCATGGCCTTAGAGTATAACTGCATTTGCTTGAAATACATTACCATCTTTAAGCCATAGAGCATAATGTCACTAAGCATCGGATTTATCTCTGCCCATAAATCACCGAGGGCGCCCTGTAATTCGTCTAACTTTAAATCCTTAAAGAAATCATCACCAAGCCCACCAAAGCCCTCAAAGACACCTTTCATGTCAATAGGCGGCATATCGCCAAAATCAAGTTCTTCTAAATCGCCTATGCCTGTTTCAGCAGCCTCAGCAAGCTTATAAACTTCGTCAAAGGACATAAGACCTTTCATCGCCTTTTTGGTTGCACTGGCCGCATCATCTGCACTGTCGGACTGCCTTTTTTCTTCCTCAATTAAAGCATGGCTATAATCTTCTGCCTGTGCCTTAACTTCAGCGTTATACTTATCTATAGATTCTTGTATGTTGTCGTCTATTTCTTTAAACTTTTCGCCGATGCTTGTGCCGCCGCCCATATCCTTTAAAGCAGCACCTACACGCTTGACCGCTTCTTTTACATCATTAAACTTCCCGGCTAAGGCTATAACTAAACCAACAACAATCAACAACACCCCGATAACAGGCAAGAAACCCAAGGCGCCCGAAGCCCCGGCCGCTTTCATGGTCGCAGCCAATAACTGCGTATAAGCAATTGCACCGCCTATAGCAAGATGCACACCCTTAATTGCAATGGCTACAAAGCCCCAAATTCTGCTTACAGCGCCCACAACAAACATGGCAGCCTTATATGCTAACAATGCGCCTAGAACTCGTTTAAGCCATAATTCTAGGGTTGCTACACCGCTTACGGAAGCACCTACGCTTTTGCCGAACATGCCGAAGGCGGCTGCAACAGAAGTAAATACACCGAAAAGGACACGCCCGTACCATGCCAAAGACCCTAGCACAGCGCTTATAATAGGTTTTATTTGGTTAAACACTATGCCGATAACTTGCGCTGCTTTAACAACAGCATTTATAGCGCTGACCGCACCATCGAACACTCCCGGCGGCAACAATGTTTTCAATGCCTTGCCCAAGCCTACCGCTTGGATAGCCTGATACATTCGCTCCACTTTTGGCATTATGGTATCAATTACACTGTCAACCGCACGGCGGATAGGATCCATAATACTAGACGAAACCAGTTCAAAGCTTTCACGCATATTGTTTATTTTCTGTTGGGTTGTTTTTTCCATGTTGTCCAAGGCTTGGCCATAGCGCTTATCTATACCGCGGACTATGGCATTGATAGCTTTATTTGCTTCAATATTTAGATTAGCCCAACCTTTGGCCAGTTCATCTTGAGTTAAACCTAGCTCTTCGGCCAAAATATCAGAAACAGCTACACCTGCTTCCGTTAATTGCCTTACTTCTTTAGCTGTTAGCTTACCTTTAGTGTAGATTTGACCTATAGCACGGGAAATGCGCTCCATTCTGGTTGGGTCACCGCTAACTGCTGTGGCTTTTTCAACTGCTCTCATTATATACATAAGGTTTTTAGCTTGTATGCCATAGGCAGTCAACAATCTTGTAGCGTCGATTAGGTTGCTTACATCAAATGGAGTGCGGATGGCTTCTTGCTTTAAGACCTCTAACAAGCCTTGTGCTTCCTTTTGTCCGCCGGCAAACATACCGCTAAAAGTTGCTTCTGCGGTATTTAGCGCAACAGACAACTCCCATGCGTCCGCAACCATGCCTTTAACCGCATTTACACCCTTATAGAAGGCTTGTGATAGAATAATCCCCTTAAATATGTTGGCAGTTGACCTTGCATAGCCCTGCATGCCCGACATGCTGCCTTTGGCTTTACGTATATATGCAGCTACATCTTTAGCATAGACCGATAGTCTTGCGCTATGTGCGGTTGTTTTTAGAGTCGCTTTTTCAAGCTGTAATGCGGCTACCGTTTGTTTGTTAGAACTTGCCGATGCTTGCTCTGCTGCTATGCGTTTGTTTACGTAGTCGAGTTGTTTTTGAAGAATGGTTGTTATTCGTTCTTGACTTTTTTGGTAACTTGACATAGACATAGACCGCATTTGGTCTATTGAACGTTCATATGCTGCCTGCTCTCGTGCCGCTTGCCTTTGTGCTGCTGCTTGCTGTCTTTGTGCAGCCGCTTGCTGTTGTTGTGCTTGCCTTTGCTGTTGCGCTGCTTGCTTTATTGCAGCGGTTTGTTGTTTTATGGCCGAGGATACGGTAAGTTTTATAGGCTTGCTGCCAAGTTTAGCTATTTCAGCTTCAGCACGTTTTAAATCCGCTGCAAGCTGACTTAAATCTGCACCTATGCCTACCTTTAGTTCTGTAATATTATTTGGCATCACCGTATCCCCCTTGAATTAATTATAATACCGTTTTCCTGTAAACCGTTGTACCACTAGTAAAATATCTATACATTTTGTTATTTAGACACATTTCTTTTCGCTCTCTGTATTTATGCGGGTCACGATAATAGGAGTGTTTTTTTTCTTTGTCATAATATCGCACCATAGAATAATGCTTTGCCTCTTTCCAACCCGTCGCTTCAAACGACACTCCATCAAAGTAATCGTTCAAGACCAAATATTCTATTGTTTGCCCAGCTTGCATTGTGTTCATAACAGCCTTTAACAACCTGCTTGCGCCGCCAATAATGCTTGTGTTTTGTTTGAAGCACATTCTGCTAATGGTTATATCCGCATTATTTTTATTTCCCTTGTCTACCAGCTTTATTTTCTTTGCATAGCAAATTGCACCTACAATCTCGCCCTTGTGCTTTAATGCAAAATAACCACTCCCACGAGCTGCGCCCTGAATATGGTTTTCACGGAAAAATGGATTGCACTCTTTGCTGTCACTTGCCACTAACCTACAATTACGAGCATAAATCCTATGCTCATTCATGCCGAGTGCATTTCTTATAACGCTTTCAAGTATGGGTCTTATTCTGTCATCAGACCACTCTATATCCCATATCTGGAATAACCTGATTCCTTCGTTCTTGCTTTCAATAAATTTACTATAATGATATGATTGCGGCTTTCCGCCCCGATTGTCCCTATTTTCTTCCTGTTCAGTAAATAGCGTTTGATGGGTGCGTATGTCATTAAACTCAAAGCCTATGTTATGATCTGGTAAATAAAAATCTATTTCTTTGGGTTTTATTTGTTGCCTATCGTTAATAACAACATTATCTGCGAGTGTACACAAAAACTCATAGAAATTATATGGTGTCCTTGCTAGGTTGCAAGCAGGACATGCCGTTTGGCTATCCACGCTTTTAAGTTCAGCCTCGCCGATCTGCCTTTCAAACTCACCGTGTTTTTCGCAGACAAATATTGCATTATCTTTTGTTGTAATCTCTGCATTGTCCACCTTTTGTTTGTAATCATCTCTTAATTGATGATATATCGAATACGATTGCTTACGCCTGTTTTTTGACGCTTTTTCTTGCCCGCACGTAGGGCAGCCAAACCCCCTTTTGCGTTGTGTCAATGATTGCCAATACTCGCCATGTATCTCACAAATAAACGGCACCTTATCATGTGAGTGAAACTCTTTTTGCGCTACCCTATCTTTATAGTCAGGTCTTATATCATCAAAGTTATAAGCCATGCGCCCATTAAGGGCAGAAAGGACTTTTCCGCATTCAGGGCACCCACCGCCACGATTATGAGTAACCAATCTTTGCCAATATTCACCATGTTCTTTGCACATGAAAGGCACTTTGTCTGTGCTTAACATTTCACCATTACGTACTTTCTTTCTGTAGTCTTTTCTTATTTCATGCATAAAATCATAATCACGCTTCCTGTTCTTGAAGCCACGCTTTTTAGCAGAACATTTTAAATGCCTATTCCCCTGCTTATAGCTTGTGATGATCATGGAGTAATATTCTTTGCATATTTCACACCGAAACCTAACCTTATCCTCGGCTCCATATTCGCCAGACAACAATTTTTCCCTATCAACAGGATGGACAATGCTTAAGAAGTCATACTTAAGTGCGTTTCGTGCTTTTGTTTTGCTTTTTCGCCTTCTTTTAACACACATAGGGCAACGTTGCCCTTGCGCTCCGATAACATCTTGCACCCTTGCAGTAAATTCGCCATGCTCTTGGCATGTAAAGGTTGCTTTTTTGCCTACACCTTTATAGGTTTCTTTAACAATTTTATACGGAGAGCGTGCCTGCGTATCAGCGAAAGTTCTCTCATAATATGCCTTGTAGTTTTGCTTTGGATAGCATTTCTTACAATGCTGCCTACCTGCCCTAACATTGCCGGGGTATGCTTGAAACTCACCATGCGTAGGGCACTCAAATGTTGCCTTAATATTTGCATTGACATATGTTTCAAGTATCATGCCATACCCCCGCCTTTCTTTAATATCTTTTGCCATCTTGCTTGCGTTCTTGTTTCTTGACATATGAGTGCTCCTTTTCATGCGTGTTAGCTTACTCATACATTATATCACGATGCAAGCATGTTATCCAAGTTTTCTCTTTATATTTTCTTTCAATTCAGGTACAACCCTATCCCTATGTTTTCGCCAGCCCTCATACAAAATTTCACCTTCCCAGTTAAGCTCGTTCGGGCCTGGTTGCATCATATATTCGCTTGCTTCGGTGTTTTCCCAACCACCGACATGCCCAGGCTCACCAAAATGTACTTCACCTTCAATTTCGGTTTCGCCATAATTAACTTTATAAGACGGCACATTACTTTTAAGTGAGTCTTGCAGGTTGCCTGTTTGCACGGGCACCCTATTGCGTGCATCCATATATATATCCTCGCATATTTCGCTTATTTTTTCTGCACAAGCATCCGTAACTTGCATTTTTATATAATCAAACGCTCTGCTTAATTTATTTAATTCGCTTTGTTTTAATGACATTCTTTAGCCCACTTTACCGATTATTTTCAATTTGTTTTCCATAGGTTACCCTCCTAGCTATCTATCCTTGACCATGCACTCCATGTGCTTGTGCTGTAGTTATAGTATCTGCGGTGTATCTGCACGCCGTTGACCATGTATGCAATTTGGTTTTTGTGCCCCGTGTCGGTCGATACTGTGTGTATCCAATAATAATTTGCCGACGGTGCATTTGTCGCCGTGTTACTTATGTATGACCACTCGTCCCGTCAGGTTGCTTGAAGTCAACATACACCTTGGGACCTGCCCCAAAGCTATCAGCAACGCCCTCCCACAGCACTACCTTAAGCGGTGTGAGATTGTCGTGTTGCAGAGTAGTGAGGGACAGGACAGCGGAGCGATTAGATTGTACTTTTAAATTATTCATGTTCCTCCTCCGCTTTTTCTTCTATCGGCTTAATGTTTTGATTGAGTTCCGATATCAGTTGTGCAACTTCCGCATAAGGCTTTGTTGCAAGATACCTGATTATTTTATTAAGCACTTCCTGTTCGATTTCAAACTTCATAGTTTCCTCCTACTTTGTTATTATTATTTTGTACTCAAAGTTATTCGTACTTAATGTTTTGTTAGACAGATTAGTAATTGTGATTAATACTAAGTTTTCTGAAATAACTTTACCCTGTATATAAAAATTACCTGATACTATGCCTTCTACTATTACATCAACTTTATCTCTTGGTTTTGCGCCCTGTAGTTCTATTTCAAAATATTCATAACAGCCACTTTCAAGTTCAACTATTTCGTGGTAGGTATAAGTTGTTTTTTCGCAACTGCATATCGTAAAACATAAAACTATAATCATCAATAAAATTAATATCTTTTTCATAAACCCTCCTTTATGGGGTTGGATTAACCAATAACCCACCAATAAACATCATTCCGTATGCAACACCGCTCCAACCAGCCGAATAACTTGATGCATATGTATTCCAAACATAATATCCTGTGCTTGCATAATATCTTCCCGCTCGCATATATCCTGTACTCGCATCCACTGAATATGATTCGTTTGCAACAACTCCACAGCCTATTCTTTTACAAGTTATCCAGGTGCCATCATCACTCGTACCACCTACTATATTTGCGTTATTAACTAATATATTACTACCAACTTTCGGTCTTATGTTTACGTTACCCACTTCATTGGCTATATGAAAATCATAAGTACCAGTATTACCAAACCCTAAGTAGCCTTGTCTTGTCGTGTTGTTTGATTCCATGAACTGGAAGTAAGATGTATTCCCTGTTCCTGTACCAGAACCCCTTAATTTTGTAGTATTTACAAGACCACCGGGTATTGTAACAACACCTGTAGAACCCTTTATTGAGAAATGGTCGCCATAAGTCCCGCCTATAACAAAATCAGCGTCTGTATTTTGAGTTTCTATATACCAAGGCGGTGTATCGCTAACACCAATATTTAATGATTCTGAATACAGTGTAGGAATATCCACCCAAGCAGGAGCAACGACCATTGAGGGGTCTGTTGAACCGCTTTGAGCATTAAAAGCTATTGCATTTCCACCCGCTTCAATGAACAAGCAATCCCCTAAAGCTGAGCCCCACCAACTATCGGAAATATATTCGCTTCTTATGTTCCCAACGCTTGCACCTGCACGATGAAATTCTAAGCGGTCATATTCTACTTCTACGCGAAGAACATCAGAAACATATCCATGCAGACCTGTTGAATCCAAGACAAGTTTATCTGTTCCATTTGTTACTACAATCTCTGCATTATCCAAATCAAAGTAAGTTGAGCCGTCAGGAGATTTAAGCATACCGGCTGTTATCCAATCCGCATTCAAGCCAACAGTAGATATCAGCCTAAATATTGCATTACCTGTTTGGTCTACGCCGTACTGCCATACAGGAGAACCGTCATTCCAACCAGTATTTGTCCAGGCATATGCCCCTGCGGTCTGAATAGCAATAAAATCGCTTTGTTCAATATACGGATGATCATGAGCATAAATTACCTTGCTACCTCCCGGTTGCGTTATTTCGGTGGTATATAGCCCAGACAAAGCATTAGCATATTCATTTAAACTCGCTAATTCCTCGGACATGTTTTCAGTCAGGTTTTCTTCTAACTCCTCTGCTACCTTCAGCAACTCGCTTAAACTTGGGTCATCAATAACAAATGAGGTTAGCTCTATATTTTCGCCCACATCCAAAGTAGCCTCTATTTTTATATCTATATGATCGAAAAAACCAAACCTGCCACTTGTAATAACTATTTCTTGATTTATTACGCCATCGCTATTCCCATGCAAGTAAATAAAGTGCTTTTCTACCTCCATGTCACCTTCATCGGAAACAGGCGGTACATGAAATGCTATCTGGCAACGCAAGGCTTGCGGGTGTGATACAATACCACGGATATATAGGTTGCCGCCTGATAACCCCGCCTCCTCGCCTGTTACAATAACCCTTACATACGCACCCACACCATGAAAGGTAAACTCATCATCCGCCACTCTCGTCACACCCTCGTAAGTCCATTGACCGGTATTACTATCAGGATAAATATTTGCCATTTACATCGCCTCCTTATTTAATAATTTAACACTGTGCCTACCTGCAGGCGAGCCGTCAGAAACTTCTAACGTTTGTTCAACCACATATGCTTCCATGTCAACATCGTAATTCTCATGAACACAGTCTACAAGAAAGCCTAGTTGTAAAAGCGGGTTAAAGCGTATCTCTGCGCCGCAGTATTTATTATTAGTTGTAATAAAGTTATCCAATTTATCTTTTATCAAACCTGCATGTTCTTTTGTTTGGATAAATGTATTTTTTATCTCGCATATATTTTCCGAGTTATCCGTCTGCCCCTCCGAAACCGTATTAAAGGTCAAAGTTTCGGCCTTAATTTTAACCGTAGCTGTACCTGCACCGTTATTTTCAAGCGCAAGGGTGATTATGTTTGAATATATATCCACAACTGAAACATCAACCATGCTTGTACCGTCAGTAGATACACAGATTATTTCTTCTATCCTGTTTATATAGCCGTCAAATGTCATGTCACTATATACAACCTCGCCCGACTCTCCAAATTCAACATCCAAAGACGCTATTTCCGTGCCTTGCTTTAACCCGATTTCATTCCACAGCACAACACTGCTATCGTATTGATTTACAAGTGACTGCTCAGGTGTTAGCGATATGATATTACTATTATCGAGTGATCCCTTTTTAGTATCATCGAATGTACCTATGCTTATATTATTACCATCGCACCTAGAGAAACAATAAAGTGCTGCCAGCAACTCATTTATAGTGTCAAGCTTATTTTCAAGCGAAAACAATCGCTTAGGCAAAGCTATCACTTCCTCTGGCGGCGGAATGGAAAAACCATAATCAGGAAGCACATCAGCGAGAAAATAAAACAAATCTTCTCTGCTTTCAACTTTGCGCAAAGGCGCAAGTACCTTTTGCTTTGAATTTTCAATGCCGTCATAGCCATAATCATAGGCAAGGATATTAGCCTCCGTGCCTGTAGGACTTATATCTATTTCTGCTATCTTGTATTTACCTAAAGCATCCCAGTTTAATTTATCCGCCTCTTCATCTAAATAATCTACCTTGACAAATAAATCAATTTTTGCGCCAAGGATAAACTTACCGTAATATTGACTGCTTTCAGCAAAGGGATTAAAGTCATTGTCAAGGCTATACAGGGTCATTTCCAGTTTATCGGACACAAAATCGAATACAGGTCTGTCTTTATCCGAAGATATATTTTGGGTTACCTTCCATTTTTGGATATAGTCTGTGCCATAGACTTCGATAACAGTGGAGTCTGCAAGCGTTATAACAGCTTTAGAGCGAACTACGCCAAGGTTTGACCACCAGTCTAAATTTGTGCTGTTTCTTGTTGTTGACATTTACTATTCACCCTCACCAAGCGTATAAATTTCCGAAGCAATTGCGTTTTTACTGATAATTGAAAACCCGATATCAGACCAAATCCAGTTATCGCCTACATCACCCATAAAGTTATTCATGAAATCTTGCGACATAGCACCAAGGTAGCCTTCCATTTTACGAATCTTTGAACCCATGCGATAGATTAAGGCTCTGTTGCCCACAAGCCATGCCTTTTGCGCATTATATCCGATTAAGTTCTCAAACAACTCCTGTCTGTCGCATTGGAGCATAGTGTCATAAGAAAAATTCATTTTCTCGGCTGTTCCGGTAAAGCGCCCCTGCATATCGTATGATGCAACTCGTATCAAGTCTGATTGAGGGTATAGCTCGTAAGACAGCTTGTCAGGCGGCGGGATCTCATAACTCCCTACTTTAAAGTACCACTGATGCGCCATATTAATTCCCTCCTCTTAGTATTTTTAACCGTTCTGCTCTGTCCATTTCCTTTGCTTGTTTATCATAAACAGCATTATTTACTACAAATACTTCAATAACTAATCTACTCTCGCTGTCTTTTTTGTAACGAGAGTTTATGACACCAGAGAAAAGCTTTATACCGGACATATCAATGATCTGCTCCTGGCTTTTGGGTCTGCTATCGGCTAAACCACCGCTGTCATCACGCTCAAACCAAAACCTAAACTGCAAATAATCTTTTCGCTCACGAACAAGCATGCCACCATTGCCTGATAACTTACCCTTAAACTCGCTATCGTTTATGCGTTCAGCTTCCTCTAAAGCTGCATTAAACTCTTTTTGGTAAACCATTATTATCGCTTACCTCGCTTCATGTGTTCTTTTTCTACTATATTCTGATAATGCACATCCCAGTTATATTCATCTAAAATTAAGCCTATCTCGCGGGGCGACATAGCCCAAAACTCTTCCTTTGTCCAACCAAATTGCTTGCCTAAAGTTACAAGCATACTCATATAATCAATGCCAAATCCGCCCGGCCTTGGCTTTTGGCTTAATACACGGGCGCTTATAGGATCAGGCGGTGCGGTAGGCTTCATCGGGTGCGACATCTCAAACGCTTTCATGCATGCCTCCTGAAACTCTTTATCGAACTGGAAGCCATTCCTGCGGAACTCAGCCCAATCCACCCTATCATCATGCAAGGTAGAAGCCATAGCGAACAGCATTACCTGATTTTCAGGTGTTTCATCTTCTATATTGTTTGTTTCAAGGAAAGCCCAAGACCGCATGGAAAACTTTAGCTCAACGGTGATATTAAACATTTGATAAGGCACACCCTTGCCCCAGAGTGCATCCAGCTTAGATCTAAACCTATCTTCATTGGGCTTTTTTATAGCGTTGATACGCTCTTGCGCTGTTTCATTCTCTTGCGCTATTTTTTTAAGTAAATCTTCATTATATGACATAATATTACCTCTTACATATATTGTAACAAGTGCATATAGTGCTGTAAAGAACTTTAATACTGTTAAGTGTTGTTAATAAGACTTAACGGTGTTATAATATAAACGGATAAGGAAAAGAGGGAGGAAAAGCTATGGCAAGGAAAAGAGTTAATACAATGATTTTGGCTAACATGACAGAAGAAAGCAAGCAAAAATACTTGGCGGGGGAGTATGGTTTTGGCGATAAGGCAGACTTTATTTGCCATAAGTGTGGCATTATTAAGCATGTAACTATAATGGGCTATAGACCTGACAGCCTTTGCAGGTCTTGTGCAGCCAAAAGGCGCATGAAAGAACTACGGGTAAAAGATTACCTTTTCTGCGAGGATGTGCATCCGGCTGATCGTGAACTTGCCATGAGCGGTGAATACGATACTGTGCGTGTATGGTGCAAAAAATGTGAAGATTTTATCTTACGCACAAAAGATGATAAGGTTTGTCCGGCATGCGGAGCATGATATGAAAACAGAAAATAATATACAGCTTTCAGAAGCCTCAATCAAGCGGCGAATTACTTATGCAAAAAGATACCCATATCTCAATGAAATGCACCCCGAAGATAGGGCAGATTACCTAAAGGGCAAATATAATTCAGAGGACAAGATAAGGTTTTTATGCCCTGTTTGTGGAGAATATTACAAGCAAACCACAAAAAACAAAAGAAAAGGGCGACTACATTGGACTTGCGCAACACTTAAAAGAGCCAAAACACAAAGAACAGATGAAGCCTATCATTCTTTCAATGATTTAACACCTGAATTTCAAGAAAAATGTAGAAATAAAGAGCTAACTCGAAAGGATCGAGTTGACTTTATTTGCCCTATCTGCAAAGAGATATATTCTACTTTGCTTGGATCTCATGTTAAAGGTGCATCTTGCCGTAAGTGTGCAGCAAGATACAAAAGAGAAACACATCAACCCCGTACAGACTATGACTTCATAGATGAAATACACCCTGATGATAGACATTTAATAGGCAAGGTAAACAATAAGAGTAAGGTTCGCATTAAGTGTTCAGATTGCAAAGAATATTTTTATCAAGTTATAGCCAGTAGAGCTAACGGCTTTACCCGATGTGAGGAATGCGGATATCTTGCTGCCGGCACTTCCAACAGGCGCAGGGAATATGAATTTGTTAATCCACTTCGAGAAGATTATGCTACAGGTTTAGCCAGCGGCGAAATCAGAACACAAGACAGAGTTATGTTTATCTGCCCTGTGCATGGTGAATACGAACAAATACTTATGTCCGGGCAATTCCACGGTTGTCAGGCATGTACCATAGGGCTAAAACCACATCATTTGTATGAGTTTTTATTAACACTTACAGATAATATTATAGTCAATGACAGGCAGCAAATTAAACCCAAAGAAATAGATTTTTACTTGCCGGACTATAATATTGGCTTTGAGTTTAACGATATAGGCACACATAGAACTTTATGGAAAGAGCAACTAAACGGAACGGCAAGGCTTTTTGGAAAGCCTGTAAAATATCATCTTAATAAATTTAATGATTGCAGGAAAGCAGACATACGTTTATTCCAAATATGGGATGTTGAATGGAATAATGAACATTTACGCTCAATCCTGCAAAGCGTTATACGTAATGCGCTTGGATTAAATACAAAAAGGATTTATGCCAGAAAATGTAAACTAGTCGAATCAAACAGCAAAGAATGTAACCCGTTTTTTATTGAAAATCACATCCAAGGGCAAGCTAAGGGAAAGGGATATTTTGCACTTAAATACAAAAATGAAATAGTCGGCGCAATTTGCTACACAGATAATCAGCGAATACTAACTGAAAGTAACGCTATAACTATAAGCAGGATGTGTTTTGCAAAAGATACCACAGTTGTTGGCGGAGCAAGTAGGTTGCTTAATGCCGTAGAAAAGAAAACAAACTGTGATTCAATAGAATACCTTGTTCTAAACGATTATTTTGACGGCATATCTTTTGAAAAAACGGGCTGGGAGAAAGTCGGTGTAAATATAATGGTCAGATATCATGACAAAGAAACAGGTAAGCTTTATTATCGACAAATAGCCCGAAGAAATGAATTTAAGCAACGCTGCCTTGAAGGGAAAATGGACAGATATTATACCAGTGGAACAACCGTTTATAGAAAGACAAAAACACCCTCGTTATGAGGGTGTTTTCTTTTGTTGTCCTTATGTAACTGCCTGTCTTTGTTAGCCAACTTCGGCTGCAAGCAACTTATGCACACCAAAGGCTACAGCCTTATCGTTTGTGTCAAGCCCATACACACTAATATATGTGCCAGCCGAAACGCCACTAATTGTACCGCCGTCCTGAGTGGTTGTGCCGCCTGAAATCGGAGTGCCAACCGTAGGTCTGCTTCTTTCACCAATAACATAAACGAACTCATCTATGCCTGTACCTGCAATGGTAATGTCAGTTTCACCTGCACCTGATCCAGCCTCAAATGAGAATGCATCGAAATCAGCAGCAGGAATAAATGCATCACCTGTCGGGAGTTGAACATTTTGGAACCAGTTATCCCACTTGGTTTTGTCAAAATCAACTCCGTCCTCGGTCATTGTCATAAATCTAATGCCGTCGGCATTGATTACAGTGTTGTCCGATAATCTGGTTAATTCACCTTCGTAAAGCAAGTCTGTTATTCTACCTTCAAGCGGCAAATGCCCAAACTCAACACCATCACCTTTTGTTTGCAATGCGTTTTCGCCTTCAGGAAAGATTGCATTATAAATTATATAACGTACCCTTTTCCTTTGGGCATTAAGAACTTCAAATGCAACCGCAAGCTCTGGCGAGGCTTGACCCGCCATCATCACTGTTCCACCCGCATCGCTTACAACCCTACCTGTCACAAACTCATACCCGGCAGGGCCAAGACCCGTAACTTCAAGCGAAATATCTGCGGCTGCATAGTTAACTAACTGCTCATGTGTCTTATTGTCAGCATAATCACTCTCAATAGACCCATTAGGTGTTATTGTGCCGCTCACAAGCCCGTCAATCCTGATGAGTTGTCCATAAGTTGGGAACGCACTTGCACTCCCTTTGTCCAGTATTTTTGCAAAGTGAAGCTTTGATAAGCCTATACTTGCACTGTTAAATGTTTCTATAGCATATGCCATAATTTTATCCTCCTAAATTTGTACTGTTTTAAACCAATCGGCAAATTGTCTTGAGTTCAGTTCTTCATATGCTTTTCTGTATTTAACCCCATTCAATGTATGCCAATAGATACCTGATAACATAAAGTGTTGAAACTCTACGCTATCGCTTCTTGTTGCGAGCTTGTCCGGTTCTGCACTTTGGATCTTAACCATAGGCAAAAGCCAGCGCACTCTTTTCTTGTTCGCCTGTTCTGTTTCCCATAGCAATGCAATGATAGGCGGTTCATCGCTTTGCCTTTTTTCTAAAACGCCGTTTACCAATGTTTGACCAAGCATAAGTTTTTGAAATTCCGGGGTAAGCCCTGTTTTTTCTATGGTAATATCTGACGGCATGTACCGCCAACGCTTGTTACCCAAAAACCTTGCTTCAGGTTCTTCTTCTGCTTCAGGATTTGCCTTAACAAGTCCATCGCAAATGTGTATAGGCCCGTATGTAGGCTTTACATTAGCACAGCCAACATTCGTACACACAGCAAACGCTAAGCGCTTTAACCCTACTATTGAACTTGCAGGGCGCTCTATTGTCACATTAACTCACCCCCCTATCCGCATATACGCTCAATACAAGCGAATATTCAAACCTCCCGCTTGCATCTATGCCTGACTTCATTGGTTTCTGTAGTATTTTCACAACCGCAAGACCGTTCTCAAGCTCCACTTCGGGGTTTAACCTCACAACCTCCTCTATCCGCTGGCATCGGATTTTGGCTGTTATAAGTGTCTTACTCCTACATATTACCTGAATTACACGCCTTGAGCTGCTATACCCGCTCTCCATTGGACTTTCGTTGGGTGCTTTTCCTTCAACAAGACAAATAAGGTTATCCGGTGTTGCCGCCAAATGCTCCTCTATGCCATACCAGTTACCCACCGCTTGCCCTTCTTCCGCATACCCCTCAACAGTTCTTTCACTGTCACGGGGTGCAGGAAAACGAAAATCACGTAGCCATTTTATTAAATATTCTAATAACCTATCTCTTAACATATTACTTATTCTATATCTTCGCCATTTTCTCTGGCCTGGTCTATAAGACCTTCACCCACAACATATGCTATAACGGATGCACCGGCCATAATCAATCCCGTAACCTGCCCTGCTTGGTTTTCCGTGTAACCGTAGGCTACCAATAATCCACCGACAAATCCCGCAATAGACATCCATAGTTTCCTTGATGTCAGCTTAATGAAAAATTTATTCCAATCCCATTTCATAGACTTTCCCCCTTTATTTGCTTATCATGCGTGGTAATACTTTTTCTAAATCTTTTACCCGCTCACAGGTAGACTTTATATCTTTTTCTGCTACCGCCATGCGCTCCATTAAATTGTTGTGTTTATCCATTTTTTTCTCTAAATCGTCTAATCGCAGATCAACTACCTTATTACTTTGCTTTATCCCCAAAATACTACCTGTAAATGTGCCAAATAAAGCAATACTCGCTACAACAATACTTGTCCAATCCATAATTACGTCCTCTCTTACAATCCGATTTCTTGTATAGATAAGCCTTCGTGCTGCTCTGCGTCACGATCCACGCCAAATCCATCAAAATATTGCGGCACACTTTTCACTGTTTCAGCCTTACCTTTAAATCCGCCCGTTACTTCACCGTCAACCTTTGTGCCGTCAAAGACCACAGACCATGCCACGCCATCCCAATACTGTGCTTTACCACATACGCAACACCATGTTTTGCCTGCAACTAATCTATTGGGCCTGCTGCCAAAGTATGAATCCCGTGCTGCGCTGCTAGAAAAATTTTCTCCAAACCAATTAGGGTTTGCACTCTCTAATATAATCAAATCCTGTTCTTTGACTGAAACCTCCGGCAATACATATAATATTGTCTTACTAAACACTGCCGCACCTTCGCTGTTCATTACATACCTGTTTTCAACTGCAGGATAACACTTTATCATTATAGGATCTGAATACAATGCTTCACCCGAACTGCCTTGCCCGTTATATGATCGTAGCAATGCTGTAAATCTAATTGCAGGCTTTATGCTATCAAACGCCATGACAATCACCATCACCGTACTTGCTTCGCTCACGCCGCTTGACTATTATCCAACGTGAAGCTATCTCGGTTTTCATTTCATCGAATTTTTGCCTAAGCACTTTAAGCCTTGTGTCCGCAGCTCTGCTTTCGCTTTGCGGACCAAGCTTCCTACTTGTCCACATCTGACCTGTCTTGCTTGAATATGCATTTATAGCACCCTCTAACAAAGAATAAACCACAAGCGTTTCATCATTGTTTTCCAGTTCTGCTATAGCCATTATCTCTTCATTTGATAATATAGGATCAGACTCAATGGTGTCACCAATCTTGTACCGCCAATAATCAAGAGTAGGAGGCGCAGGCACCCGCTTTATGTTTTTAGGGTCATATGTCCATGCCATTTTATCTCGCCTCCTTTATACTCTTTCTCTTTGTTCATTTCTTAGGCTTAGGCTTTGACTGATTCTTAGGCGGTGTCTTAGCCTGATTTTTGCCCTTAGCCTCATTCTTAGGCTTTGCCGCAGACTTAGGCTTAGGCTCTGACTTAGGCTTTTCTGTAACCTCAACCACAGGTTCTTCCACCCTCTCAAGCTCAACCGCTTCCTCTGCCGCAGGTAGGGGCAACTCAACAAAAGTAACCATTTCCTGAACACCTCGTTTTATTGCCACCTTATCCTTCGACATACGCAAAAACTCATCAGCAGTTAATTCTTGCCCAACCTCGTAAAGCCTTGCACGATAAATGAATTTTTTTGTTACTACATACATAGGATTTCTCCTTAAATTATATCATACAAATATGCAGCACCCTTGCTCATTGTCAACTTCATGTCCGTGTTAAAGAATGCATCCATCCATGTGCTGTAGCGCTCTGAATGATAATGCGTGTTGACTTGACCTTCAGCACCGTTGCCGACATCAGCCATCTGGAATATAACTCCCGAAGATGGTGTAAAGATGTCGTTAGCCCCAGTCTTTGGACTATAAGACAATAAAGCATTCCCGCTCGCAAAAGGGGTTGCACTTGCACCTTCTTTTGCACGATACACAGCACTTGAAACGATTACTTCGTCAATGCCGATTGCACGTGCAACCAAAGCCTCGGTTACCATTGAACTGTCATAGTTGCCCGACAAGTTGCCCGTAATGGCACTCAAAGTGTCAAGCGTTTGCTGGCACTCAATTAAAGCATTCCAAGCATTCTCGGCTATTGTCAAAGTTGTAGGATTTACACCAATAGCAAGCTTTACTTTAGCAGCCAACGCACGCAGGTCACTGATAGGTGTCGCGGTAGACGGTGCATTCCACTTATAGAACTGATCTCCGGTAGGCGAACCGCCAGAGGCTACACCCTGGGCGTCAATGCCCCATACGCCGGTCTTGAAGTACTGGTCAAAGAAACGCTTTTCTTTTGTAACTTTCAAGCCACGAAGTTGTACTTTTGATGCAAACTGGAATGCGGAAAAACCAACATTACCTGCTCGCCTTACAGCCTGATCTGAAACCCAAACACCGTTACCTTCACGCTTAATTCGGTAGGTGTCGGTCGAAAGTTCGGGCAACTTCATTTCAGGGGCCATAGAGTTTTCAGCCACCACACCGGCAGTCGGAATGTCTATAGCCGCACTGTCAAATACATAATAATGTCCGCTTTCGGCATCCATATTAAGGGTCTTAAATACCTTGTTAGCAACAAAGCCGGCATCATCCCTCCATACTCCTAAAGCAAATGTAGTAAGAGCCTCATCAATGGGCGCTCCTTGCCAATTTGCTTGATTCATGGCATGCACAAGCTGTTCACCCGACATATTCTTGTAGGTGCGTTCAAACTCTGCCATGTTCGCAATCCTGCGATCTAATACTTTGTTTCCCATTCTTTTATCCTCCTCTTACTTTTGCTTAAACTACCGTCGCAACAATGTCAACAGTTACAGTCCTAAATGCAACAACAGTTGCACTGTCAGTCGATGTGTCATAGGTGTGAGTCGTACTGGTCGCTTCCCAGGTATAATCACCGACTTCAAGCACAAATTCAACCACACCATCCTCATCTGTCGTGCCCGTCAGTGTCTTGCCGCCATCGAGTTCAACTTCGATTTCAATGTCTTTCACTCCAGCCGTAGTGCCGTCAACAACCACAAACTGTAATGTTCCTTTAGACTCAGGCGTAGGGTTAGCAGCAGCTTTTACACCGGTAAGCAATACAACCACATCATCGCCTTTCGCAGCAGAAGTTGCGCCTTCTACATCAGCCGATAAGCCGGCTAATACACCAACGATAAACTCTGATCCCTTAATAGCCAACCCGTCTTTGTCGGGAACAATAGATGCACCCAAGTCGCTAACACTCAAGCTCTCTCCGGCCGTTACACGAGCAAAGCCTGCACCAATAGGCAGCACAGTTATAGGAAAACCTGCATCCTGCGCATAGTTGTGCGATACACCGATAGGATAAGTAGTAGCATTTGCCTGGATAACATCGCCGGTTGTGGTATCAAGCCCTACTATCCTATTCGCACCGATAGCGCCACCAGCCTTACCAGTGGCAAAATTGTTGTTTGTAAATACTTTCATCTTATTTACCTCCTCCGTTTACGACAGCTTGATAAGCTTCTTGCTCAGTCACATTGTTTTCTGTCGCATAGTCCTTGATTTTCTTGCGAAGCTCTGCTTCTTCTTTGCCTTCGGCAACATCTGCATCACTCACTACAGCACCAATAGGTTCCGTAAGCTCATTCATGGTCGTTGCTATAGCTTTAAGCTCGTTAAACAATTCTTCGTCAGCCGTGCGTGCAATTTCAATGCGCCTTTCATCGGAAATACCCGGCAAACCAATCAAAGCTTGCGCTTTAAATTCTGCCTCTTGACGTGCCTTATACTCACGCAACTCCGATACTTCTTTGGCAGTTTTTTCCTTGTATGCCTTAAACTCACTGGCCAACGACTCAAAGTCCTTTACATCTACAACAGCAGCGGCAGAAGGCTCTTTAGGAACATCAACCACCTTGTCCTGAACTTCAAGAACATCGGACGCTTGGTCAATAACTTCAGGCACCTTTTTGTCCTTATCTTTCATTTTTTCTTCCTCCTTTGTGTCCTCTACAGGTTCGACCTTAGACTGAAATGCCAGTTTCCAATCCTTAACCGAATTATAAAATCTCACCATAGCCGAATTTGTTACGTCCATAGTCGAGAACTTATCTTGCTCTGATTCTATAAAGCCGTCTGCAAAGCCCAACTCAATGGCCTCCGTCGCATCAAACGCTTTTTCTTTGTTCATATATTCAGATAATTCTTTTCTACTTAAACCCGTCTTTTTCTCGTATGCGTTTATAATGGTTTCTTTCACCGCAACAAGCTGATCCGCAGTTTTTTTCATGTCCTCGCTCTCGCCCATAGCAACCGCATACGGATTATGGATCAACATCAAAGCGGTAGGCGACATATAAATTTTATTTGCAGCCATAATTATGACTGTGGCTGCACTCGCACAAAGCCCGTAAACATAGGCTGTAATCTTACCCTTGCCGTACTGTGCTATATCATTGTAAATCTTTGCAGCGGCAAATACATCGCCGCCCGGAGAGTTTATCCAAATATCCACATCGCCTGTGCCGCCGTACAACTGATCGTGGAAGGCATCGGCTTCCGTATCGTCGCCCCACCAACTCCACTCCACAATCTCGCCCGTAATATACAGTTCCCTTTTTTCTGTGCCGTCACTGTCCTTATAGTTTCTAAACTCCCAAGCTTTTTTAAACTTTCCCATACGCTCCCTCCCTTGCTGATATACACCTAAATTTAAGGCGTAACATACCTTTCGTCGTTTTGCTCAAATTCCCTGCTCTCTAAACTCTTATCATGCTCACCGCCGTCCGAACCGCTACTATCACTGTTAGACTGCGGCTTGTATACTTCCTCAAACAATTCATCATCCATAAAGGGCAGCCCCACAAGCACACGCAAAGTGTTCATTAAGTCCTTATCACCCTTTATATTCATATCCATAGCTCTAAGCAAAAGTGCAATCTCACTTATAGTAGGCTGCTTTATCCGACCAGGCACTAACCGCGCATCGCTTTTTATACCGTTCATACGCAAAAGCTTTTCCACAGCGTACTTGTTAAAGGTTTCCGCAATATTATCCGTAAAGGTCTGCAAAGCCTGATTCAATAAAGTCTGCTGAACATTAGCCGCCGAAGCATTCACAGCCGCAGCCATATCCTGGATATTAGCCGAAAATGACGAAGCAATCTGTGAATTATACCGCTTTATAGTCTTATCCACGTCCACAGCCCTATTGTTGTTCGGAGTCAACAACGCTATCTCCCAACTATTCGGCATCGCAGCATAATCTATGCTGTCATTTCTTACGCCCACGCCAACCTTGTCTATCTCCACGGCTATAGCGTTGCTCTCATCACTGCCATCAGTCAAATTCACACCATCAGGCACCTTTATAACAGGAAACCCGTTCATAGCACGTTCTATACCTATAGCCTCTATCTGCTGCAACTGTTGGATATATCTGTAAGGTATATAACAAGATCTAAGCAAACTCTGACCTTCAGGGTTTTTCCTGGTCTTATTTATGTTGATAAGCACACCCCTACTTAAAGGTATCTCTATAAGCCGACCCGAAACAGGCTCCCACTGCACAAAATGTGTGCAATCATCAGACCCTTCCCTAAATTTCCAACCAGCCAAACTCGCCTGCGAACGCGGAGAGAAATCTTTCCACAATATCTCACCCGTTTTCCTATCAATACTGTAAACCGTCTCCAAAAAACAAAAACCGTAGATCAATGCAGACAATGCCTCTTCCACCACCTGTGACCACGGTACATCCATATTCTTTATATTCTTTTCTAAAAAATTCTTGGCCTTTTCGCTAGTACCCTGCACAGTCCACTCCAAAGACCTTATCGCTGAATTGCAAAGATACAAAATCGACGCTATAACCGGCGCCTCCGTGCTCATATCCTTATAAGTCCTGGCCGCCAATGGATACCGTAGCTCTCGCTTGCTCTCCTCGTATATAGTAGCAGGAGTGCCTAAAGACCTTTTTATACCCGTCTTGCCAACCATCGGAGTCGAGGTAGTTGCTTTTAAGCTCGCAGCCATATAAATATTTACCTCTCAATATTACATTATCCTTATTATTCTATGTATAATATACATCTGTCCTTATAACTTTGTCAACTATATGTTGTATATTTCACCCACTATATATACATTATATAGCTTTTAACCTTTCCTTGCATGCATAATTATTCATCATTCTATAACTTTATACATACTTTATACATTATTTTTTTACATATCATAAAACATAACTTTCGTTTTGTGCTTTTTTTGGGAGCTTAAAATTCAATATTCCTATCCTTAAACACCAGAACACACACCAAACACACAAATAACACAAATAAGAACACGTAAATCGCACCCTTAAATAAAACACTAACCATAATTAACCACTTAACTTAACTTTATTTCCAGTGCTTAACCATAAGTGTAGACACATTTTTTAACTACATTTTGTTTTTTTATATAGATGTGGGGTTAACGGCAGGATTTTCGGTTTTTGCTAAAATAGTTTTTTTGGGCTTATTTTAGATCCTTGCATATGCATATATATATAGCTTTATAACTTGCATTATAACTTGCATTATAAGACTTGATATAATGCAAGTCTTTAACAAGCTTTCAGCCAAGACCAAAAATAAAAAATATCTTGCAATATATCTAAAATTATATTGCTTATTTTAGCTAAAACTATTGACAAGGCAATATGTATATGATAATATATATATAAGATGATAAATAAATAAAGGAGGAGATAAAATGACTAACAGCATATACATTATAAAGGCAATTGACAAAGCTATGAATAATTATCCTTTAGAATATGAATTCTCAAATATCAATCATGCGAGGGAATTATTCAACGAATTAAAAGCCGATGATAGAATAAAAGACTTATATATGTATGAGTATAGCTTCATTACTAAAAATTACTATTTAATGGAGGTATAAAGATGAAAAGCAAGTGAATAAAGCTAAGGCAAGGAATGAATATAACAAGGGTAAGACAATTTTTATTGCTCCAAAATATGTAAAAAATACTGATATTGACTCTATATGGTGGAAGTATCCAACTGTTAGTAAGGAATTTGGTCACAATGACTTTAATCAGTTTGTGGTTGACTATGAAAAAAGGACAAAAACAAAAACAATCTACTTCATAAAGAAATAAAAAAAGCTAACAGCTGATATCACATTACATGAAGCCCTAGAAGCAGCATATAAGGCAGGGCAAAAAGAAGGCAAAAAAACATTACATTAAAAGGATAAGCCAAACAAAAACACTACATTAAAAGGATAAGCCAAACAAAAACACTATATTAAAAGAGGAGGCAAATCATGGCCAACAAAAAATTATTAAACGCGTTTAAACTCTCAAGTAAAATTACAATTTATATCCCAGGCACAAAAAACATTAACGAGGCAGCTGACACGACAGAGCACGTCGACGATTGCGCGCGCTTGTTGTCTGAGTGCTTCGGCGGTGCTACAAGCACACCCGCCCTCGGCTATTGGGCAAGCCCGACGGCTGGACTAGTAAAGGAACAAACAACTATGGTTTTTGCCTATTGTAAAGAGGCCGACCTTGAGGCACACCTCGCCCGCGTTATTGATTATTGTATAAGCTTAAAAGCTGAGCTAAACCAAGAAGCAATTGCGCTTGAGCTAAACGGGGAAATGTATTTTATTTAATAAGACTATAAAAGGCCGGCCCGGAGCCCATCCGGGCAGGAGGGAGAGGATTAAAAATGTATAAGACACAAAAACAAAAAATGGTTTATAAAAAGTCTTTAGGAGGACAAAAAATGATTGATACAGGAATTACTATTAAGCTTTATTCTCTATCAGAGCTTGGCGACAAAGCTAAAAGAAAAGCTATTGAAGCACACCGGGAATTTGAATTAAGCATTATGAAGCCCGATGACTTTATAAGCGGTGTAGCAGAATATGACACGCCAGAAGAGCTGCAAAAAACTTATGAAGCGGTATATGTTTATTACCTTATGAACGATAAACCCATAATTGAAAACATTGAAGCGAATAACTATTTATTCTTTGAGAATGGAAAGCTTGCGCCCACAGTCCATTATTGCGGGGTGCATCCATTAGCAGGGGAAACACATTTTATATTTAACGGCACGGCTCATATCATCAAGAAGGAGGATTAAAATGAAAACGACAAGCATTAGAGAGTTAAACAAAAAAAAGAAATATACAGCAGACCAATTAATAAGATTGCTTAAAATTTGAACTATCATAACACTATAAAAAAACCAAACACTAAAAACCGGGCCGCAATACCCGGTTTTTTTATGCCTAAAATTATAACCCGGATCCGGCAATTATTAAAATCTATATCCGGATTGCCGGCAACGACCCACACCAAAAAAACAACCTTAAAAAAGACCCTTAAAAGGGATCACCAACAAAAAAAATCAGTCAAAAATTTTAATCTATAAAAAAGCCCTTTAAAACACCAAAAAGCCCACAAACGGCTATACAATGGGCTTTATTTAACTTTATGCAGTTTTATGCATAATTATGCAGTTTTAGCCGTTTTTATGCATAATTATTCAGTCGTGATTTTAGCTTTATTTCAAGGGAGTGGACAAGGGAACAGAGTGGACAAGGGAACAGAGTGGACAGGGGAACAGAGTGGACAGGGGAACAGAGTGGACAACTTCCAAGCATACAGTTACAAAATTTGAGAAAAAAAATACCGGAACAATGTTTTTGATTTTTACCCGATATTATCAACAATATTAAATAATGTAACAATATTAAAATCCTAATATCCTAATATACATAAAATTTTTTTTTCTGTTTTTATCAGTGTATATTTTTGACCCTGTCCCCCTGTCCCCCCTGTCCCCTTCTTTTTTACAATTTGTTAACAATTAGCTTTTTTTTAGTGTTTTAAATTATGCATAAAAAGTGCATAAACCTATAAAACACGGTGCATAAAGTATACAAATTTATGCATAAAGTTATATTGGTATTTTTGATGTGATCTTTGCATGCTTTGGCAGCTGTTAGACTTTAGGCATTGCCGGCGGCAAAAGGGTAAAAAAGAGATCTAAAAAAGGCTAAAAAAAAGGCTAAAAATAATTAAACTATTTTAATTAAAACTATTGACAAGGTAATCAATAGGTGATACAATAGTACATGAAGGATAAGGAATAAGAGAGAAAAACAGTTTTTCAGCGGTATGAATTAGTTATCGAGGATTCCGGCAAGATTGAGGCAGATTTTGACACAAGCGACGAATTGACAAGCCCGCAGGCCGTGGCCAGGATTTTAACCGCGGCAAATTTGCATAATAGACCGCAAGAACATTTGTGGATAATTGCACTTGATAGTAGCAACAACATTGTCGGCATTTTTGAAGGCGGGCGCGGTAGCGTAGGCTCTGCAGCATTTAGCCCCCGGACGATAATCCAACCATTGCTAACGGTAAATGCTTCGGCGGCTATATTGGCGCACAATCACCCAAGCGGCAACTTAAAGCCCTCCGATTCAGATATAGAAACAACAAAAGAATTAAATGAGTTCTTGAAAGTGGTTGATATTATGCTATTAGATCATGTAATCATCAGCCGAAACGGCTACAAAAGTTTAAAGGTTGGCGGCTTATTTTAAATTAAAAAAAAGGGAATAAAACAAAAGGCCCGCCCGGAGCCTATCCGGGCAGAAGGGGAAAAATGAACATGTATAAAACATTAGAAGAAAACGCAAAAAGAGCAAAAGAAGCATATAGCTTCAGGGATTACGAAAGCGGCAGCGCGACGGCAGAATATAAAAGTTATTGTGCCCAGGCGCAAGAGGCGGCAGATCGGGCAATAGCACAGCTAAAAAAAGCAAGCGCACCGGAGGAGCGGATCGAACGCGTAAATTATTTATTAGAAAAATACAAGGTAAAAAAGCTTGATTGGCTGAATAATTTATATTTAAATCGGGCAAGCGTTCCCTCCGTTATGATTGCCGGTGGATCAAATTATCCGACAAGAAAAAAAGAAAAACAGATTGCACGCGAAAAAACTATATATGAAAATAACCCTGATTATATTATTGAACAAATTAAAAGCATGGGCAGAGAGGCAAAAGTAAAAGAAGATTTAGAAAAAGTTATTGTAATTTTAAAGGGGTATAAAGATGTTTAATATGAATAGTGGTTATGTTGGTGCAAGTAGAAGTGTTAGAAGTCAAGAAGCTGTAGATTCTTACGAAGTTCCAATGTCAATGATTAAAAAGGCACTCATTGAAGATTTTCTTGACGAGCAAGACGATTTCACAAGTGAGGATATAAATTTTTTAAGTAAAGTATCTGTGGCAAAATGGAAATATGTCGCAAGTGAAAGAATGTCAGTTTCATCTTGGCATCATACGAGTTCATATTTCAACGAAACATATCACTATTCTCTGTGTTCCATCTCTGACAAATTACTTGAAATCAAAGACACTTTAGACACTGATTACAAAGAATATCGTGATTCAAAGAAAAAAGAAGTTTCGGATGTAAAATATGGCGTTATTAAAGTTCAGGTTTGGGGCGGTTCAAGAAAACGCCCACGTCTTGAAGGCTATGAAGAAGTGGCAGGAATAGTTGTTGGCGATTGGCTCTTTTACAAAAACAATCATTCCATCAATGGCTGCATTGCCAAATTCAAGACAACGGCTAATAAAGTAGAATGGTTAAAAGAATATGATTCATATGCTGATTTAACCAAAAATCATAAAGAATACAAAAACACTAAAAAAGTATTTAACAATTTGATTTCAGAGAAAAGAAATATAATAAATAAAAAGTAAGCGAGCCGGCGCATAACAATACCGGCAGAAAGGAAAATGAAATGGATAGAATTTTAATTGCAACTATAAGAAAAGACGATAGAGAGCAAGGCGAAACGGTTGCTATTTATTGGAAAGAAAAAGAACTTGTTGGCGAAAATAATGAACCAATAATTGACGGAGGGAACATTAATTCTTTAAAAGATGCGGTAGACCGTGCTTTTAAGCTATGGGAACATTGGGAAACATTTAATTGTGATACTGAATATTAGGAGCGGAAGAAAATGAAAAAGCAAAGAGTACGAGAAATTCTTCTAACTGAAAAGGATATAAAAAGAATGGCAAGGCAGAAGAAACGCAAAGCGAATAGAATTAACAACTGCATTGTTTTAATTATGATAAGCAGCGTGGCATTGATAGTTATATTTGCCACAGAAAAGAGGGTAGAGCAACAACCAATAGCAGAACATATAAAAGTACCTTACGAAGCAACAAAAGCGATTAAAACGCAAATACGGAGACCATTAAAAGAGTTACCTACAATTATTCCAACAGTTGAGCCGACAGTTGCGTTGCCTGATAAAATAGACAAAAAAACCTACATGGATTATCGGTCAATCACAAGATTAGGGAGTAGACAATTAGAACTACAACAAAGAGCCTGGACGGACAGTCAAGGCTTTAGAAAGATAGACGATTATTACATGGTAGCAATGGGAACATTTTATGGGGAGGTGATAGCGGTATTATGAAAGATTTTGCGATGCTTGCAATTATTGCCGCGATTATTGCAAGCCCCGTATTGATAATTCCTATAGTAGTTACGGCGGCGGCTTACGCTATAAAAGAAAACGGAGGTATATAAAATTGAAACAAGAGCAAAAAGAATTAAAAGTAACCTACAAAAAAGAATTGGCTAAAAAGTGGGGCACAGATCAAAAAATGATTGACTATTGCGCTAAGCACGCGGCCTATGTATTGGAGCATGGCGGCAAGCTTTACAAGATAGGGCGGCCGGATATTAAAAAAGATTTTTGCTTCGGATTTGGTCAAAACGGTATATCAGACGAAGAAGATACAAAAAGGGCAAGCGGCGCGGCAGCAAATGCAAGGACTAACGAGGAATATTTTATATCTCAAAACTTGAAAGATATAAATCATATGGTTGAGGAGCTTGAAAAGATAAAAAACAACATTAGCCTGGATTACGATCCTAATATAATAGTAATGGGCTATAACCAATACATGGGCCAACCGGAAAATTGCCGGCTTGCAGGTTGGAGCATCATCGACACATTCAGGCAAAGCCCTCCGCAAGGCGAAAAAATGGATATAGATTTTATCGACAAACTATTAAAAGGCTTCGCGCAAGTAAAAGCAGATTTTGAAAAGCGGCTTAAAACTTATCTTAAAAGATACGGTCTAACAAAAATTAACAGCTGGACTTATTTAGTCGATTAAAAAAGTTAAAAAAGGGCAAGCCCTTTAATATTACATTGGAGCAGGCGGCGGAAATGGTCAAAAGTTGGCAGGCAAGCAAACAAGGAAAGGTTGGAATATATCGAAAGGGAAAAACAGGAGCAGGCCCAAAAGGAAAAAGAGCAACAAGAATTTAACGAAAGAATCTCAAAAGTAAAAGAGCAATTTAAGGGCCTGGGCAAGATAAATGATATCGATGCGGTGATTGGGCTAGCCGAAAAGCTGGATGTAAATATACCGCTAAGAACAAAAGGCTGGATGATGGAAAGCTTGGTTAGTGTTACATTACGCGAGGAAGATCACCCGGACGGTGATATTGGATATGCATATCAAAGGAAAACCAAAAACTCAAGAGGATCTCAGGCAGTCTTTACGGTTATAAGACAAATCCGGGATATAGTATTAAGTTTATAAGTATTGTATTAAAAGGCAGGAAGGAGCAAATAAAATGAACAGTAGAGCAGCAAAAGAAATGTATCAAAGGATCGTTGACGCTAAAATTGGTGATCTGATAAGCACAAGGCATGAAGGCAACAAAAAAGAATATGGCGACACTTTAGCAGATATGCTCATTCAGCAAGGCTATAAGGAGGATGCAGACTTTGAATTTTATTTTGAGTGGAGCACTTGTCAGCGTTACATCGAAAAACTTGCAGAAATTAAGCCCTATGTAGAGCCGGAACATGATATAAAAGTAGGCGATATTTTTGTTTATACCTGGGGCTATGAACAAACCAATGTAGATTTTTACCAAGTGATCAAAGTTACAAAAAAGACTGTAACGATTTTGCCTATAAAAACCAAAGGCATATATAATTATGGCACTATGACCGGCAACAAAACGCCTATAAAAAATAGCTTTACAGAAAACGATAAACCTATAAGAAAAAAGCCTTATTTATTTATGGATGAATGGCACTTAAAATTTGATCATGGCGTTGCAAGCCCCTGGAATGGCGAGCCGGTATCTTATAGTAGCTATCATTAAGTCAAAAGATTAAGTCAAAAAGAAAGGAGTAAATTATGAAAAAAGTCTGGTGGAAAATTATATTTGCATTCCTGGTTATCCTCAGGATTGCCGGCCCGATTGTTGCCTTGATTGTGTTTATAATTTGGACTATATATACAACGATATTACACCATAAAAACAAGCCAAAATAAAATAAATAAATATTGTCAATAATTATTGACAAGGTTAAAATATATGTATATAATAAGCATATAAAAAGGAATCTCAAAAGAAAAAAGGAGTTAAAAAATGGCAAACCACAACCATATCGACCAATATCTAAACTATCTTGAAAATGTTCGCAAAGTATCTCAAAACACAATAAAAGCATTTGAGTATTCATGGAAATATTTTGCAGAATCGGGCGGATCTGAATTGTCAAAAGTATCTTGTGTAGAAAACTGGATAAAAGCCATGAACGAAAACGGCAATAGCCCTGCAACAGTCAAAATGCGTGTATCGAGCGTTAAAAATTATTTTGACTATCTTATCCTTATAGGCAGCTATCAAGGCAATAACCCGTTCACGGGCATTAAAACGCCTAAAGTGCAAGCCTACAAGCCTGATGTATTGACAGATGAAGAGCGATTGGAAGTATTATCAAAAGCCGATACGGACGAAGATAAAGCAATGGTGGGCATTATGTTTTGGATGGGCCTAAGGATATCCGAGGTGGTTGCCTTAAAACCGGAGCATATCCAGGGCAATATTTTAGTTGTAGAAGAAGGCAAAGGCGGTTATTCACGCAGAGTGCCGATTAATATGCCGGAAACAGCCCTGGATGCACTTAAAAGGCTTATCGAAACTGATAACCTTTATCTGTTTAAGAGCCAAAGAAGTGAGCAAATAACAGCAAATGCGGCTTACAGACGCATATCTAACCTATTAAAAGAAGCTGGGCTTGATACGACAAGATCACACGCTGCAAGGCATTCGGCTGCAAGCGAATATGTAAAGGCAGGCAAAAATCAGGTAGCAATCACAAAGGCATTTGGCTGGCATAGCCCGGCATTGCTTAATAAATATGCTGTATTGTCGGATGATGACTTGGTGGATGCATTAGTTTAAGGAAAGGAGGTAAAGCAAATGGACAAAGAAAGGCTGAAAAAAATACGCGAGGGGTTCGCAGAGCTTGTGGAGAAAAACAACAACGCTGATAAATATGATTGGAACGCGCTTTACATATATAATGAAGATGATGAAATAGTCAAGGCAGCACAAGAAGATTTATTGAATAGCACAGATTGTATTTATATTACACCCGAAGATATAACGGCATTATTTAACGGGAAAATATTAGGGTTTAAGAATATTTTAATAAAGCTTAAAAAGGAGGAGAACTAAAAAATGAAATTTATTTATGCAGATCGTATTAAAACCATTGTAGCTGATTGTGAACTTATATCGGTTACAAAAAAATCGATCAAAGTCAAAAGGCTTGACAACAATCAAAATGAATCTATAAGCCGATTTGATAGAGGTCAGGAATTTTTATTAGAAAAAGACGGCTGGTATCCGAACATTCCTACAGAATGGCAGATAGGCTATATCAAAAAGGCAGGCAATAATGTAAAGATACCGCTCAAAACCATCAGCCGAAAAATAGATAGGGTTGTTACCATTTTATCGGAATCACTTTAAAATCGTAATAATGAATCAAAAGGAGGATAAAAATGAAATACGCAGCAAGCAGAACATCAGGGTTTGGCATTTCAGAGCCTTGCCGTGGAGCATTTGAAGAAGAATCTATAGGGCCTGACCATTGGGGCAACGACTACACATACACAGATTGGTTTATTGAAATAAATACATTGGAAGAACTTAACGCTTTTATTGCTGAACATAAACGAATTGTAATTGAACCGCACCAGCGAATAAAAGATTGTCTTAAAATTGAAATCTACGATGATTATAGAGAAGATCACTACAGAGAAGATGAATATGGAGAATAAGAAAAGAGGTCAAATAAATGACAACACATAAAACAGAACAAGAAGACATGAACACAATCTTTCTTGCGATTGTTATTTTGTTTGCGATAGCCGGGATGTTCGTTGTGTTTAACACTGTAAGCAATAACAATAAATTGCACGAAGAAATCGAACAAGCTCTAGCGGAGCAAAGAGAAAAAGAGCCTTTGGTCGTTAAAGAATACATCCACCATATTGTAGAGATAGAAAAAGAGCCTGTATTGACTGAAGTCGAGCTACCGAAGCCGCATAGAGATTTTATATCAATGATGGACTATCAAAAGGTAACAAATAAGACTTCAAAACAGTATGGCTACATTTTGCTGTCAGAAGTGGAAGAATTTTCCGGGCTGATGAAATTTCAGGGCCGCTACATGGTCGCAATGGGTTCTTACTACGGAGATTTAGGCACAAAGTATGATGTATTGCTGACTAACGGTGAAACCATAAGGGTTGTTGTAACCGAAAGAAAGGATGATAAACACACCGATGAAAAAAACCAGTATCAAAAGTGGGATGGGTCTATCTTGGAGTTTGTTATAAATAAAGAAGTTATGTCAAAACAATTAGGTAATCACATAGTAAAGGGCGGGAATGTATTTAACATAATTGGCGGATATCCCAAAAGGATTTGGAGGGTGGAATAAATGAGCGTAAAAGAAATATCTTTAATTGTTATATTGACTTCACTTTATACTAACTTTATTTGGTGGTGCTTTTTTGGGGGTAAGAAAAAATGAGTAGAGAGTCTGCATATTTAATAATTGCTTTTTGTTTGGTGGCTTTAATTATATTTAACATTTTGGATAGGAGAGATAGATAAGTGAGAAACATTGCATACAACGTGGATTGCATGGTTGCCATGAAAGATATGGCAGATAAAGAGTTTGATTTAGCGATAGTTGATCCGCCATATAGGATAGGTGTGGACACAGCGATGAGAAAGTCGGCAGGTACACAATATGGAAACGCAGCAGCACCAAAGGCAACATACCACACAAGCGATTGGGATACAGAGCCACCAGCTGCAGAGTATTTTAATGAGCTTAGGCGAGTAAGCAAGAATCAAATATTGTGGGGGGCTAATCATTATATAAGCAAGATGCCCATTGATAGTAGTTGTTGGATTGTTTGGGACAAAAAGAACGGTACAAATAACTTCGCAGACTGTGAACTTGCATACACAAGTTTTAATACAGCCGTTAGAAAGTTTGACTTTATGTGGAATGGGATGTTGCAAGGCGACATGAAGAACAAAGAGTTCAGAATCCACCCCACCCAAAAGCCGGTAGCCCTCTACAAGTGGCTACTCACGAACTACGCCAAAGAGGGCGACCTGATCCTTGATACACATTTGGGTAGCGGAAGTTCAAGGATAGCTTGTTATGATATGGGCTTTGACTTTACTGGATTTGAGATAGACAAAAATTATTTTGATGCACAAGAAGAACGGTTTAGGGTGCATACAAGCCAAATTAGGATGGAGGATTTGATGTTATGAGATACAAAAAGCGTTGGGATTTCGGCATAGGAATAATTATGGCATTTATTGTAGCAATTTTAGAAAGTTTATTCGGGGGTAGGAAAAGATGAACTGGAACAACATAAAAGACAAGACCCCAAAAAGTGGGGAAACAGTTTTAGCCTATTGGTGGGAGGAGGATATCCACCAAGTGCATATGCTTACATGGTATGAGAAGGGCGACAAGTTTACAGGCGAGGACTTGCAAAGGGGCATGATAGATATGCTTGAGTTGGTGCATGGAGTGTATGACAGAAAAGTTGAAGAAACAGGTTTTTATTTTTTAGAAATAAACAAAGAAATGGAAACGCTATTTACACCGCACGCAGACATTATCACGCATTGGATGAGTATTCCTGCACCGCCTAATAGCAAAAAAGGCTGGCTTGGCGGAATAGAGCAAGAGTAAAAACAGAAAGGAGCAAACAGTAATGACTGAACAAGAAAAAATAATTTATGACACCTTGGAAGTCAACTTTGTAATGTCTTGCACAAGTAAAGATAACCGTTTAACCAGATCAAAGCTATCATATTTAACCGGCTGGGATGACAGGACCTTAAGAGCAAACATAGCTATTGCAAGAAGATTAAAGTTAAAGATAATTTCTGATAATACAAAAGGTTATTGGCTAGGCAATAACGAAGAATGGGATGAGTTTTGCGACAGAGAAAGGGGTAGGGCTATGGCAAGCCTTTATCCTAAAAGTACAGAGATCGACGGGCAGATAGAGATAGTGTTTAAGCCGAACTGGACTTATGACACAAGCGAGCTGACGCAAATCAAGCCGGTGTCAAATTATTTTACTGTTGAGTCAATAGTGGGCAAGCACATTAAGGCAGAACTTTGCCCAACATGCCAAGGGGCAACTTTTCTAAATGGTGAATGTTCAAATTGCAAACAAAGCGAGGAGCTGCCCTTTGATGGTGACTATATTCATGGCGTTTCTTGTCCGTATTGCGGCGGCAACAATACTGTGTCGCTTCTTGATATGATTGATTGCAGCGATTGCGGAATGACGTCATGGACATAAAAAGGGGAAAGAGAATGAAACCTTTGTTAATGAAATGCGGACATACAGCACATGCTGTAAATGAAAAAGGAAAGCCTGCTTGCATAATTTGCAATTGCACGAAAGTAGAAGAAAATAAGCCGGATCTAACAGACAGAAAAGCAAGGTGTTCATATCATGGACAAACCTTTACGCGTTGCAACGGCCAAACTATAACTTGTCATGGAGAAGCAGATTCAAGCTATAGGTTGCCATTTTTTGAACATAAGCCGGAAAGCGAATTTGATGCATATTATTGTGGCTGTTGGGGCTGGGATTAAAGGAGTGAAAAATGGAAAAGATTAAACAAGAAATTGAAAAGCATAAGGCTTGTATTATGGAACTAGAAAAGGAGTTAGAAAAAAGAGAACAAAGGGAGAGGGTGTTTCCACAAGACGGAGATAATTATTGGTACATCAGCGATTATGGGCAAATAGAATATCAAAGAGATTACATGAGAAGTGGAGGTGGGGATTTTGCCAGGTTTAGGTTGGGTAATACATTTAGAACAGAAGATGACGCTTTGTTTGAACTCGAACGCAGAAAAGTAGAAGCCGAACTGAAAAGGTTTGCGGATAAATATAATGAGGGGACAATGGATTGGAGAAATCCCTTTCAAGACAAGTGGTATATAGTATATGACCACGAAAGAGATAACTTTAATTTCTCATATACACAAACGTGGCAAAAGGCAGCCATTCACTTTACATCAATAGAGGTTGCCAAGCAAGCTATCGAAGAAATAGGAGAAGAACGCATAAAGAAATATTACTTGGGGGTGGAGCAAAATGGATCAACAGCTTATACAGTGGTTAGATAGATTAGATATGGTCTTGTGGAAGATTCACGATGAAGTTAAAGAATTAAACGCTAAGGTTGCTAGTTCCAAGCAAACTAATTATAAAAAAGCAATGCTAGAGATGACCCCTACAAGACTTGCATTAGATCAGGTTAGGTACAGCAAAGCGGAAGATGCTTGGCTTGGTAACTTTGAAGGCAGCTATAAAGAATTAGATGATGCTGTAAATGCACAAACTGAATGGCTAAACAAGGAGATAAAGGAATGAAAACAAACAAAATAATATGCTTTGATTTTGATGACACAATGGATATAAAGACAGAGCCGTACCCGGCCATAGGTAAAGCAAATACACTTATGATTGATGTGATTAAAACACACATTACAAAAGGCGATACGGTTATACTTAATACCATGCGTGAGGGCAAAGTCTTGCAAGAAGCCCTTGACTGGCTTAAAGTCCATGGCATTACCCCGCATGCAGTCAATGATAATTGCGAAAGCCAAAAAAACAAATGGAACAATAACCCACGCAAGATTTCGTGTGACATCAATTACGATGACAAAAACTTTGATTGGGGCAGTGATTACATGAACAACAAGCTACAAGAGTTTGTTAAAAAAGAATATATGCTAAAAGAATTAGAAAAATGCGAAAAAGACAGAAAGGTTGAAATAGGAAGCGAAACCTACGGCACAGGCTATCGCAATGGTTACCATAAAGGGCGTGCCGAACTTATTCGCTATATCTTAGACATGCCGGAAGAACATAGAGCAAAGGAGGCAATAGAAAATGGCAATTAACAAAATGATAATCTATAATGATACACCAACAGCGCTGGCAGATGACACAGCAGTTGCATCGGTGCTTGGTGTAATAAAGGAAAAAACAAAAAACAATAACCATATCACTCCATACCTGGTTGGCGATGTTGTTGTGACCGTAATCGAGAATAAAAGGTCGACCACATTCAGGGTGGCAAAGGCCGCAAGAAAATAACATTACTATATTGACAAGGTTAAAGCAAGTGAGATATAATATAGGAACGGGAGGCAATAAATGAACAGTAAAAGCATGGCAAAACATTTGAATAGAAAATTGACTGACTGGGTGGACTCGGTTAAAGATGAAAAGGTAGCCAAGGCTATCAAGGAAAATGCGATAATAACGGGCGGTGCGTTAGTATCGCTATTAAATAATGATGAGCCGAACGATTATGATGTATACTTTAAGACCTATGAATCGTGTTTAATGGTTGCGAAATATTATGCAGAGCAATGGAATGAAATGTACCCCGAAAAACCGCATGTAGAGATAAAGACAGAAAATGATAGAATCACAGCCTTTATTGAAAGCGATGGCATAGCAGCAGAAGATAATGAAAACATGATAGATGACGAAACCGAGCCTAATGCAGAAAAAAAAGAAGCCGAGCAAGAGGAAAGGCCGAAATATAGGCCAAGGTATTTTTCGACCAATGCTATCAGCTTATCCGATAAAATACAGCTTGTTATAAGATTTTACGGTAGTGTAGATGAAATCCATGAAAACTATGATTTTATACATTGCACCTGTTCTTATGATTTTAAGGAAAACAAGGTTAATTTGCCGGCAAGGGCATTGGAGGCAATTATAAATAAAGAATTGTATTATACCGGCAGCAAATACCCTTTATGCTCTATTATCCGTACACGAAAATTTATATCAAGGGGTTGGTTTATAAACGCAGGGCAATACTTGAAAATGTGTTTGCAGTTGAATGAATTAGACTTAAAGGATATAAAGGTATTCGAGGATCAGCTTGCAGGTGTAGACAGCTATTATTTCAGCCAGGCAATTACAGCGATAAGGGAAAAGCAAGCAGTAGACCCGACCTTTAAGGTAGACAACACATATTTATTTGAACTTATCAATCGTATATTTTAAGAAAGGAGTAAAAAATAAACCATAAGCAAAAACCATATAAACAAACAAATTAAACATTGGAGGAAAAGAAATGAGCAAAAACAATTATCTGGCACAGCTTAGTGCCGCAAGGACAGGACAACAGCAGAAAAAACCGAACCTAGACAAGGCTATGGCCGACATCAGACAATACTCAGATTCTCTTAGTGGACTTAAGACCGAGGACTTGAACGAACTTAATGAGTTAATGGACAAGGTAGACGGGCTTGCGGATGTATTTTCAAAGTATGATAAGCTTTCAGGGAAAATTGAAGCTTTGCAGAAAAACGCAGCTTCCATTGAAGCCTCGCTCGGAGATTTAGCCGAGTTGCAAGATGAAACACAAGTAAATCCGTTTGAAGGTTACACGGAAGAACAGACCCTTGCTATCAATGTACAGCTTATCAAGGAATTTGAAGCCGAAAGCAGATTATCCAAGGACTTACTCAAGCTATCGGAATCACAAATCTTAGAAGAAGAAGTGCCGGAAGAAGTGCCTGCGTTTGAAGGGCTAACAAAAGAGCAAACTGTACAGGTTTATATGCAAGTAATGGATGAATTTGAAAATAAGACCGAACTTGCAAATAGGCTTGCATATAATGCGGAGGTGGAATAAATGTCGGAAAAGAAAATTATTGAAGCAGAATTTACCGAAGTAATTGAGCCAGATGCAACCGAAAAAGAAAAAACAGCTAAAGCAAAAGAAGAGGAAAATGTTACGGACTTGATTGTGTTTACGGCTAAAGCCGTACAGCCGATTAAAGCCGAATATTTGGAATTATCAAGCAGATATGTTGAAATCAGGACAAGGCTGCATGAGTTAGTCGATAGTGTAAAAGATGTAGAGGTTACGGAAGATTATCTGGACGAAGCAACAAAAATCCAAAGGGAAGTAAATAAACTTTGGAAAGAAATTGAAACCGCAAGAAAAGATTATCATAATTTTGTGGACTCTGTTTTCTATGATCCGATTGCAGAAAAAATCGAAAAAGAAATCAAACTTGTATTCCAAGAATGGGAAAACACCTTTAAGGCAAGCAAGACCAACATCGAAAACGAGCTTTTAGAACAACGTGTAAACAAAACCGCAGATTGGTTTTCAAAGACAGCCGCAGAGCAAGGGCTTGACTGGTTGACACTGCAAGACGCATTACAACAAAAAGCGGTCACGGTTACACGCAAGAACAAATCCACGGATATAGTTAAGGCATCAAACGCATTCATAGATAAGGTTAAGTCCGATATCACGGTTTTGCGTGACGGTTATGGTGATGAAGAAATTGCAGAGTATCGCAAAACCTTTAACGCAGCCACAGCGATAGCTACAGTAAAGGCAAGACAGGCAGAACTTGATGCTGCAAAGCAAATAACAGTTACCCCTGACGCCCCTTTAGTGCAAGAAGTTGTTCCGGTGGCGGCAGCACAAACACCTAAAATGAATGCAGACGGCAAGATGACCCGTGTTTGGGAGTTAACAGGCACAAAAGAACAGCTTGTTGCCTTGGCTAAGACTGCAATGAAGTTAGGCATTGAATACAAGGCATTAGGAGGTAAATAAGTATGGCTATTAGGTTTATTAAATTCCCGGAAGTAGAAAACGGCAAGGATCGTACTGCGTTAGAATTTGCCTGGTTAGAAAGGCAACAAGCAGAAGAACAAAAAAAGAACCAACAAAACTATATTAACTTTGGCGAGCTGCCTGACGATATTGTAAAGCCTGCTGTTTTGTGGGCATATTACCAAGGGCTATCCGTGTTACCAAGAGATGGGCATGTATATTTTCAAACCGTAACCATTGAAAACCAAGACGGAGCTATCGAAGTAATCGCATTGCAACCCAAAATCCAATATGCAGGCGAAATCTATTTAGCGGTGCATGGCGAAAATGCAAGGTATCGTGCAGTTGAAATGCTTATTGACGGCCGAAGATTAGGTGCAGAAAACATGGACAATATAGCCTTTGGGCTTAACTCACAGCTAACCGTGCGTGTAGTTGATATGGCAAACAAAGCTCGCTCTATAACACAAACCATTGGTGTTTGCTTTCAGCATGGCTTAGAGTATTCCCCAACTTTAGGTAAATTCAAAAAGGATCTAAACAAGTTTTGGGCAGGCTATGAAAAATACAGAAAAGGCGACACCTCGCTTTTTAACCCGTGGTATGCAAATCCTTTGGCTATGAGTGCAAAAACACTTTGGAGAAAAATTGACGGACAAGATAAAATTACAACCTACTCCGAAGAATACTTAGAAGAAGTAAGGGAAGCAACGGTTACAGGCTTGGCTTTGCCTGAAATAAAAGTAGACTTTGAAACAGGTGAAATATTAGAGTTAGATGCCCCTGTACCCATGATTACAGGCGAAGTTGTAGTTGAAGAAGAGGTTGCACCTATTATGATTGAAAGCAGCGAAGTTGTTGCTCCAATCAAAGATGACGAGATAGAAATATGAGCAACTTGCCAAAAGGATTAGACTATACAATTATAAAAACAGGCAGTTCGGGCAATGCTGTGTTGGTAAACGGTATATTATTTGACTGCGGTATAAGCTGGAAAATGCTTGAGCCTTATGCCACGCAGGTTGATGTGGTTTTGACTTCACACAGGCACCAAGATCACATAAGGCACTCAACCTTAAACAAGCTAAAGAGTTTATTCCCAAGGGTAGCTATAATCGCACCTAAGGACTTTTACAAGGGCACAGACAAGGCTCAGTATGAATTTGACGCTATATTGCCGCATAACAAGAAACTGCTGATTAAAGGCAAATATGAGGTCTTATGCACACCCATACCGCACAGCGTGCCTAATGTTGCGTTTGTGGTTAAGTTTCAAAGTGGCAAAACAGTTATGTATGCGACTGATACGGTGAGTTTAGACCATTTGCATATCCCAGATCTTGATTTATATTTACTTGAAAGCAATTACAGTGAATTAAGCATAGTTAAGGATCAAAGGAATGCAATGATCGCGGTTACAACACATTTATCACAAGAGGCAAGTTTTGGTTGGTATTTAAGAAACAAGGGTGAAAACAGTGAATATGTGCCATTGCATGCCCACATGGACTTCAAGTAAAGCATTTATAAACATTAAAAAGGAGAATGAGGGTGATAGAAAAAGTAAATCCTGCTCACGTGGACAAAATCGCAGATAGGATAGCAGGAGCAATAGTAGATTTAGCATATATAACCCATTCTGACCCAAAAATAGCAGTAGAAGTTTTGATAGGGCATGACCATTGTCATGTAATAATTGAAACAACCGCTTTAATAGGTTATGCAGCAGTAAGCGACATTGTTAAACGAATAGGCGGCGATGTAGAAGCCGATATAAAGATCTATGAACAAGACAAGCACCTGCAAGAAAACCAAGATGGAAAGATAAGGTGTGGTGATAACGGTATATTCAAGGGTGTGCCGCTGACAGATGAAGAAAAAGAATTATCACAAATTGCAAGGGATATTTACAAAAAATGGCCATATGATGGCAAGTATATACTTGACGGCGATCGCTTAATTATATGCCAAAGCAACGCAAAAACCGAAGATATAAGAAAACTATATCCTGATGCTGTAATCAACCCCTTGGGCGATTGGATAGGCGGAACTGGTGTTGATACAGGTGTTGGCGGAAGAAAATTAGGTAGCGATATGGCTCAAAGCGTAACTGGTGGAAACATACACTCGAAAGACCTTTCCAAAGCTGATGTATCAGTCAATATCTATGCATTCCTCAAAGCACAGCAAACAGGTGAAGTTGTAGAATTAAGTTGTGCTATAGGCGATGAATATGTTGACGGCATACCTTATGGTGAAATTGTAGAAATAGCAAGAGAATTTATTAACAGGCTTGGTGGATTTGAAAAGTTTGCCGAGTGGGGATTGTTTTAACACAAAAAAAGAAAAGGAGAAAAAATTATGTTTGACAGCAAAAAAGACTATGGCGGGGGTGGGTATCTCCGCAAAGAAGGGGATTTTTTCTTAAAAATCCTTTCATGGGAATATGATGATGCGTATTTTCCCAAGTATAAGGTTGACGCAGAAGTTGTGTCCGGGCCGAACGAAGGAGAGTTTGTGCAGGGCACAATCACAAAGCCGACTGAAAAATATATGAACGACAATGATCGTGCCTTAGGCGGTTTTTCTTTCTCGCAAGTCGGTGCGTATGTAGTCGGTGCCGGAATCACAGACAAAGTAAATGCTTTAGAGAAAATCACGGTCGGTGCCATAGGCAAAATGATTGTCGGTAAAATAATAAAGGCACGTGTTCAACTTACAAGGAAAAGTCAACAGGCAAAAGAGGATGGCGAAACAACCGGGCTTTACTATGAAGTAGGCAGAATATATAAATATTCCGATTGGATTAACGAAGAAGTAAGTTCTTATGAAACTGCAGACCCAGTACCGCCGCCTGATATAGACTACAGCCATGACATGGTTTCACCGTTTGATTTAGGCAATGATGATGACCACGGTGGTGAGCTTCCATTTTAATTTAACTTAAACTTACGGCTACCGCTATCACTGATATGAACGATTAACATTAGTGATAGCGGTTATAATAAACAAAGGAAAAAAAATGACTTGGCAACAATTTCAACAGTGGGTATGCAAAGAATTATCTGAGCATGGCTTTTGGGCATATGAAACTATAAACAAACCATCGGGTCAGCCGGTAGATATAATCGCAGCTAAGAATAATGTTACATATATCATTGAATGCAAGGTAACAAAAAGTGATAGATTCCCATTAAGCCGTGTAGAGGACAACCAAATAATGGCTATAGAAAAATTTAGCAGGTGCGGTAATACACAAAGTTGGTTTGCTTTTTATTTTAGAAAACACCCTGACAGCGTTTTATTTGTCAGAGCAAACATGATATTAGACTTGATTGACAGTGGAGCAAAAAGCACGACTTATGAAGAGCTGAAAGATATGAGTGAGCTGCTGCTAGAAAAAGAGCAATAATTGATTGATTGTTTTGAATTGCAGGCAGTCGAAGGAGCAAGTAAATGAGAAAGATTAAATTCAGGGGGAAGACATTAGACGGTAGATGGATATACGGCGACCTTTGGCACCGACCTTACGCAAAAGACTGCGTTACCATAGTCAGCTTTATGGAAGATACAGGAACAACAGGAGGTCTTGAGGTAATCCCTGAAACCGTTGGACAGTACACTGGCTTAAAAGATAAGAACGGTATTGAGATTTACGAGGGTGATATAGTGCTCTGTAAAATACACGATAAAGAGTATATGGGCCTAGTTGAGTATACAAATACATACGGATTTTACTATCTTTCTGGGATGGGACGTTCTGATACTGAGTTATGGGGTTGTAACGAAAAAAAAGTCATCGGCAACATCTACGAAAACCCTGAACTAATGGTTTAGACTAATGATTGAGGCAGCGGAGATGAAAAAAATAACAGTTAAGCACATAGCGGAAAAATATATCTGCGAGACGTGCTCAAAGCTGGAGCAGCTTAAAGATAAAGTCAGGGAAAGCGGCGAAACACAGTGGTGCATGTGCACTTGCAGTCATGCGCAGGCTTGGCCGGTAAAGGAGGATTGTGAATGATTATTCAACTCGGCACCTGGTATGTGGAGGACGATATGAACAAGGAAAGGGAGATGATAAAATGAAACTAAGTGAATACATCAGCCGCATGAGAGAAATCCAAGAAGATATGTTCGACGGCGGGAAGCCAAGTGTTGAAGAGCTGATAGAACTAAGCCATCCTCAAGGTCTGGACTTGCACTTGCTAACCGAGCAAGAGCTAGAAGTGATGATTGTAGGAATTAACAATGGGCTAGACACAATGGAAAAGGCGTATCTATATTTTGATGACGAGTGATAATAAACAACGAAGGCGAGATAGAAAAGTGAAGGTATTGAGTGGTAGCAGTTTAGCTGGTGGTACGCCAACAAGGGGTAGAGTAAAGGACGATTATTACGCAACGCCACCTCAATCAACACAAGCGCTGTTAGATGTATTGGAACTAAACGGTTCGATGTTAGAGCCGGCTTGTGGAGAAGGTCATATAAGCGAAGTGTTAAAAAAGAATTATCCATGTAGCGAGATTGTATCAACCGACTTAGTCGATAGAGGGTATGGAGTTGGTGGAATTGATTTTTTAGAAAAAGAATACGATAGAACGTTCGATAACGTGATAACTAACCCACCTTTTAAGTACATGCGGGAGTTTGTTGAGAAGTCTTTAGAGATTTCAACAGATAAAGTAATAATGTTCGGGAAAATACAATTTTTAGAAGGGCAAAGGCGAAAAGAGTTCCTTGAAAACTCACCATTAAAATACGTGTACGTGTTCAGCGAACGTCAAAACCCGATGAGAAATGGTAGTCCTGTTGATGGAAATGGCAAGAAATGGTCATCCACAATGTGTTTCGCATGGTATGTGTGGGAACAAGGTTATCAAGGAGAGCCGATAATTAGGTGGCTATAAGAGGAGTGAGAAGTTGATAAACAAAGAAAGCGAGATGGAAAAATGAGCGTTACAACATGGATATTTGATCCGGAGGAAGTAAAGGCAGCCATAGGGCTGTATATGGTAGAAGTGCGAGGAGTGTCGCTGGATGACATACGGAGCATTGAGTTTTTAATAATTGACGGGGAACAAGGCTCCGAGTTTGATGGGGTACAAGTAAGTTTTGATGATCCAGGGGATGTGGAATTTGTTGACGCCGACGACCAAACAGGCGGAACTGAACGGAAACAGAGGGAGGAATAACTATGAAATGGAAGGAGTGCTAGGGAGATGAAGTTGAGTGAATATATCAGCCGTATGCGGGCAATCCGAGACGATATGTATGACGGAGGGAAAACGATGCTGAAATGTTGTATGTGCGGCGATGTGTTTGATATTGGCTATGAAATGCCGAACGGTGATTATGTTTGTGCCACACACGAGTGTTGCTATGAATATTGCAAATGTGAGGGGAAAAGAATAACTCAAGAAAGCGAGGACTGAGTGATATGAACAATGAAAAGGAAATAAAAGACAAACTTTTGAAGTTATTTGAAGAAATAGACCGACAATCAGATGAACAGGAGATGTATATCCAAGAGTTGAGACAAAGATTATCTCTTGCTGAAAAAGTCTGCTATGAGGCTAACGGTTATCTAAAAAGCAAAGACAATCCGCTTGGCAGGATTTATTTAGACAGACTGGCTGAGGCAATTGAGAAGTGGGACAGCAGTAGGAAAAATAAGGGTGCTCAATATCTTGTGATGGAGGATTGGGAACAATGCTGAGTTTAGAACGATTGCAAAATATACAAAAACAAATAACCATAACCGATTGGTTAGGAGATTCTATATAATGCACGCAGTTTTCGGAGCAGAGATAACTTTATATAACCCTACACTTAAAGTTGTAGCTTGGTGTAGAGCTAATCTATGGGTAAACAACCCTGAATATACTGCAAGGGTACGTATGAACAAGTGGTTAGGCAACACACCACGAAAACTCATGCTGTACAAGCGAGTTGACGGTAATCTGATACTGCCGGCAGGACTTAGGGGCAAGTTTAACAAGATACCGTTCACAGAAAGCTATCCACAGATAAAGCGTTGGCAACCACAAGAACCGAAAAGCTATGAACCGTATAGCTATCAAGTGCTTGCTGCTAATGATATGTTTGAGTCGAAACACGGCGGAATAGTGTTAGCGAGCGCGGGTAGTGGCAAGACTTCGATAGCACTCCATGCAATCGGCAGCTTAGGTGTAAAGACATTGTGGATAGCAGACACACTTGATTTGATAAACCAAGCAAAGAATAGGTTTATACAGTTTTATGGAAAACAAGGTGTAGGCGTAACCACGGGCGGTAAGATAGACATAGGCGAACGCATAACCTTCGCCACGCTCCAAACGCTTGCCAAGATACCGATTGAGAATTATGCCAACGAATGGGAATGTGTTATTGTTGATGAAGTGCAGATAGTTTCAGGCAGTCCTACAAAGATAACTATGTCTCAAGCTGTACTGTCTAAGTTAAACGCAAGATTAAAGTATGGTTTAACCGCAACTTATCATAGATCTGATGGCCTAGAAAAGTGTATATGGGCATTGATAGGCGACATTATACATGAGGTGCCTGAAAGCGCCACAGAAAAAACCACAATGATACCTACAGTTCGCAGGATAGATACAAGCCTTATGCCATCGGAAGAATACCTTGATACCGACGGCACGCTTATGTGGGCAAAATTGATTAACTATATAGCTTTAGATGAAGATAGAAATAGGCAAATAGCCTATGATATAGAAAAGGCCGGCAAAAGCATTTTAGTTTTATCCGACAGAAAGGCACAGCTTGATATGTTGTATGATTTTTTGACCGATAAACGTTTTGCAAAGATTATTACAGGCAGCACTCCAAGAAAAAAAAGAGAACAAGGCATACAGGATATGCGAGACGGGAAATTGCGAATAATGCTATCTACATTTGCCATGTCAAAGAAAGGTTTAGATATACCAAGGCTTGATACCTTGGTTTTAGCTTCACCCAATAAGGATTATGCGTTAATAACCCAAGCCGTCGGTCGCTGCCAACGCATATTTAAGGGTAAGACCCAAGCCTTGGTTTTAGACTATGTAGATAGCAACATCAGATATTTAGATAGAATGTACAAAAAAAGAGTTACATCTTATAATAAACTTAGAGCGAGGTATGAATAAAATGAAAGAAACAACTAAATATAACCAAATGCTTACAGCCTTTTATTGTGATTTTGCTTTAGCTAAAGATGAACGTATGAGATTAGGTGATTTAGATGATTTAATTAAAAAATCGGATGAAAGACTGCTCAAAGATATAAAGCTATTAGAAGAATTAGATTTTAACTTAAGGCACGGAAAAATAAAAATCGTAGAGGTGGACTAAGTGAAAAAACCAACCGTTAGGCAATGCAAGCTAATAGAAAAAAGATTAGGTTTAGATCCTACTAAATATCTTGTCAGGAGATGGAATCCGGTTAAAGACGGTAAAATAGAAGTTTGCCTTGTAAGCAGGAAAACAGGGGAGAAAGTATGGAAAACGATAATAACATGATTTGCAAGTCAGTGTCAGAAAACCAACGCGGCAATATATGGCTGTCTAATCATTTGGGTAGCATAACAACAAGGGGGGGGGAAGCCAGGGCAAGGCTATCCTTGCATACTGTCTTTTCAGCCAAGGCTGCAGTCAATGGATATACAATATGAACATATTGGCACACTATGTACAACAGATTATAAAGGAGAGAGGTGTTTACTTGCAATGGAACCTATAAATTACGCGATTGACAGCATGTCATCTAACAGCATGAAATCAAGCAATCCGCACAGCGGAATACACAAGGAGAACTATGTGAAAACAATAGATACGAATGGCAATAACCCTGCTTGCAACCAAGGGGGAAATATGATTGTTTATGCTTTATCAAGCCCATGTAAAGGAGAAAGTGGGGGTTTAACGTACATGCCAATGAAGCTACGTGTAAGAAAAATTACAGAAAGAGAGTGTTTGCGTCTTATGGGGTTGCCGGACGATTGGTTTGATGGTGCAGATTTGCCAAAAACAAGACAGTACCAAATAATTGGAAACGGACTTGTAACAGGTAAAGATTCCTATTTTTGGTATATGTGGCAAAACATCTATAAGCTACTGAACAAGAAAAGACCAACAGTTTTCTCACAATTCAGCGGTACAGGCATGACAGAATATATAACGGATGAATTAGGTTTTTTTACAGTTTATGCAAGCGAAATAGACGAATCTGCAAATAAAGCTCATGCCAACCTGCAAAGAAAAGGCATACTTGATAGAAGAACTCGAAACCTAGGTGATATCACGAAGGTAAGTGGATATAAAATCAGACCTTGTGATGTAATTTTCTCTTCAAGCCCTTGTCAAAGTTTTAGTCATGCAGGGAAAGGCGAGGGGGAGGATGGTGAAAGCGGCTTGATATGGGAAACCATAAGGACTGCAAGGGAAATGCTTGAGGCTACAAACGGTAGATATCCAAGCGTAATAGCAACAGAAAATGTTGCAGGTGAGCTTTCGCACAAACACTTTTTAACTAAGTTTCTTATTGCGCTTGACAGGATGGGCTATGCCATTGACATTCAACTTCACAATGCACTTGATTATAACGTAGCACAATCAAGGGAAAGAGTTGCAATTGTAGCAATAAAAAAAGAGTTGGTTGACGGGAACAGCTTTGAGGAGCATAGGCATAACAGGGTGCAAAGGGTCTTGAAGAAAACAAATGCAGATATACAGCTTTTTTCTGGCATAGCAACCTTCCCGCACGAGCCCAAAAAAAGCAACTTAATCGACTTTATAGATGATAATGTAGACGAAGAATATGACCTATCCGAAAGGGCATGTATGGGAATATTGCGCAGGGCATATCAAAGGGAAAAAGAAATCCCGGCTATTCTTGCATATGCGCTTATGGTGCAAAGCGGCGATTTGTACTATGAAAGTGAATATGACAGCAAGCACGGGAAGGTAGATGGCAATAAACTTAGGGAATGGTATGCAGATATTATTGATAAAGGTTTTGAGAAAGTTGAACTGCCTGTGTGCCTTGAAAATCATGGTACAGATAGCAGGATCAAGATAAAGGAAAATGAAACACCAACTGTAACTTCAAGATGGGGAACAGGTGGCAATAATATGGCACTGGTGCTAGATGTCATAAATGACACTGGGGGGGGTATAACGTGACGCACAACAGAACAGGTACACTGCGGTCGGCTTGTCAGTCTGTATTTTTAGTTGAAGCTTCGCCACAAGATAAAAAGAAGACTCGTTGCTTTAGTGGTGATTTTGCTGCAAGAAAAGAGTCTGAACATTATCCAACCATAACAGGCAACCATGCAAAAGTAAGTGCTGATTTGCTGATCATCCTAGAGGAAAAAGAATGAAAATATTAGAACTGTTTGCAGGAACAAGGTCAATAGGCAAAGCATTTGAACAGAATGGACATAAAGTCTTTTCTGTTGATTGGAGCAAGGATTTTGAAAATATTGACTTATACGCAGATATTCTTGCCTTAACTCGTGATGATATCATCAATAAGTTTGGCTATCCGGATGTAATCTGGGCAAGCCCTGACTGCACAACCTATAGTGTTGCAGCAATTAGTCATCATAGGCGACGCGAAGAAAGTGGAAATTTAGCTCCAATTTCTGAATATGCCAAGTTTTGCGATGAAGTAAATAAGCATGTACTTTATTTAATCGAATCCCTTTCTCCTAGATTTTGGTTTATTGAAAATCCACGGGGGGGGCTAAGAAAGATGGACTTTATGAAAGATTTGCCTAGATATACAGTTACGTATTGTCGGTATGGAGATACAAGAATGAAGCCTACGGATATCTGGACAAATCATCCAAACCCAAAATTTAAGCCTATGTGTAAAAATGGTGATCCTTGTCATATTGCTGCACCACGTGGCTCAAGAACTGGCACGCAAGGAATAAAGGGAAGCATCAAGCGATCTATAATTCCAAATGAATTATGCCAACATATTGCAAGCATATGTGAAGAAAGGTGAATAACATGAATAAACATGCTATACTAAAATTATCTCGTGTGCCATGTGTGCAAGGAGTCTCTGATTACGCACCTTCAGTTGGGGTGCGTTTTCTGTTTTTATAAACCTTAGTCAGGTGATATAATCAAAGAAAGAAGCACAAGCAAAGGAGGAAAACGAAATGAAAATTATTCCAAACAAATACCCTGAAGAAAAGAACTGGCAGAAGTGGCTGAAGTTTAACACTGGCAAAGAGGTCAATGTTGTCTTTTTGCACCGCACCGCAGCCTATATCCGTGACCACCACAAAAAACAAGCAGTAATCGCATCAGGCAATAGAACTATGAAACAGCAACAAGACTTGTACGATTTATATAAGGCAGGTAAGGGTAATAAGGCAGCTGTTCCCGGCAAGAGCAGGCATAACTTCGGCTTAGCCATAGACTTTAATAATATAGGCACAAAAAACGGTGTTAAACAATATCCCGGAACACTTAATTCAGACTATGCCTTGTGGGTATCCAAAAAAGCAGAAGTGTTAAATCAATATGGGTTAAGGCACGCAGTCGACGGCGAAATTTGGCACATAGAGCCGATAGAAACGGCTGGAGTATCTATAGATGATATTGCAAATTTTTTAGATGAGGATGATTTATTTAATACACCGTCTGGATATCCAAGGTTAGAGTTAACCAGCCCTTTAACCCGTGGAACATTTGTAGGTTTATTACAAAAATGGCTCAAGATTAAAGTTGATAAAGCATTTGGCAAAGACACCGATAAAGCAATCAAAGACTACCAAAAAGTAAAAGGGCTTACTGTTGACGGTATAGTTTGGACTGATACATGGAACGCATTAAAGGCTGACAACGCACCTAAAAAAACAGACTTAGAAATTTGCCAGGACAAAGTCAAGGGTTTAGAAAAGCAGATAACCGCATTGCAAGACACAATAAAGAAAAACGATACAACCATAAAAAACCTAAATGCTGATAAGACAAGCTTAGAAGGGCAAGTTACAACAGAAAAAGCTAAGGTAATTACCCTTGAAAAAGAAATAAAGGCTGTGCAAGACACAAATGCGGGCTTAATTATACATAGGGATAGTTTAAAAAACGAATTAACGGCAACACAAAAAGAATTAGTTGCGGCCAAAAATGAAGCAATACAATTAGAAACAGAAAAGAACCAGGCACAGAACTGGTCGGAAGTTTTACAAGAAAAAATAGTTACACTGGAAACAAAGATAGAAGATAAAGACGGGCAGTTGACGGAAGAGAAAGACAGAAACACGGAATATGTTAAATCTATTATCCATTTAGAGGCTTTAATATCCGAGAAGGAAAGAGATTTAGAATATGCCGAAGAAAGTTTACACGCATGTGAAACAGAAATTAAAATACTGAACGACAAAATAGAAGAATTAAGTAATAAAAAGCCTTGCGAAGAAATTGATATTAATAAATACTCCATAGCCGAATTATTGAAATTGATCATAGATAAAATTTTTAGGAGAGGTTAAGAATGGAAAAATCTTTTAAAGAATGCCCTATATGCGAATGTCCGTTTAAGTTTTGCCAATGTATCTTCTCAGGCTCTACACACCCCGACAGGCATTTACAGACAGAGGTGGTGGAGCAGCATTTATATTTACTAAATAAAAAGCAAATAAAGCATTTAATGTATTTACAAAAATATTGGCGAATATCTTATTCCGACAAAGAGAGAAAGCAAATATATCTCAAGCTAATCAGGAAAGCAAGGTTCAATAACAGCCGTAGATTTAGGCTTTTATTTCCCCTGTTTCGTGTTACGGTTCAACATGAAAACTTAGACTTTTTAACGAATTTAATCGTAAAATTAGGCGGCAAGAAAAATCATGCTAATTTCTATGATTTACCATATTGACAAGGTAAAGTATTAGGTGCTACAATAATACAAGAGGTGAGAATATCAGATGAAAACTTATGAAAAAGACGGGGTAAAATATATAACGCACAGGGATGCACTAAAGTATTATGAGTGTACGCCTACCACTTTGCTTAATTGGCGAGAAAGCGGTCGAATAAAGATTTATAAATTACCTCTTGATAGCGGGCATTTATATGCAGTAGATCCGATTTTAAGAAAATACCATATAGGGGGTGAAAGGTTTGACAGATAGGGAAAAAGCAACAATAGAAGAAAGCAGATACTTGATTTACAGTGTGTTTAACAACGGCGATGTAACCAAGGCTTCTGTTAAAGACCCTGACAATGAAAGACCCTTACCGAGATACAAAGACGGTGGCGGTGTATATGTTTGGGTCGGCAAGAAAAAGCTATATGTAAAGCGTTTGGTTGCAAAGCATTTTATGAACGAAGTCGGTGATAGAGTAGAGTGCATAGACGGTAACGAAGATAATTGCTCCGTGGTAAATTTGCGTATAGGTAAGCGTGATTATAGTAGTGATAGAAAGATATATACCAAGGTTTCGGTTGACGGTGTTGTCTATGATTCCATCTCTGCTGCGGAGCGTGCTTTAATGGTATCTCACGGTTATCTAACAAGATATTTTAACGGCCAAAGAAGTGGTAAAATCTTAGAAGGACACAAAATTAAAATAATAAAGGAGTGAGTGGATATGAGTAGTGTGGTAGACATAGCCTTATTGCGTGGCAATGACGAGAAAATAAATGTGACCATGAAAGATGCCGATGGTGGGGCTATTATTATGACTGGCGGTGACGAACTGTACTTTACGGTGAAAAAAGCGGCGTTGGGCTGTGAAGAGATCGAGGATGGTTTGATTTTTCAAAAATCTTTATCCAAGGGCATTGAAAACAATAATGACGGTACATATACCGTAAACATTGCTGCTGTTGATACCGATGATTTAAAGGGCTTGTTTGCTTATGATTTAAAGTGTGTATTTGCTTTGGGTAATGACGAATATTTTCGCAAGACCGCTTTGATGGGTATGATCGATTTTCGTGACACAAGGACACGCATAGATGAAGAAGGAGAATAGTTATGAGTAAAGATATATTTGTTACGCTTGATGTAGAGGGTGGTATTAGTGCAAGTGCCGAGCCGGGTGTGTTACAAGGCCCACAAGGTGACAAGTGGATGAAAGCCATGACACAAAGCGAATATGACGGTTTAGCTGAAGTTGACCCCGAAATTTATTATATAGTTACACCAGACGAGGTAGGATAAATGGCTATATATAATAAAAACAAAAAAGCAAAATTTTATAAAGGTTTCTATAAGCCTGTAAACTGGTATCACCGTGGCCATAAAGTGGCTGGTTGGGAAGAAGGTATCAAGTCTGGTGAGAGTATTTTGTTTGAAGATACCTACGATGATTTTATGGATATCGAAATGTCGGGCAAGAGCGAACAGGTGCAGACAGTACAAGGGAAGAATTTTGTTGATATTTCTGGCGAACTTTTTAAAGTTACCATAGGATATGCACCTGGTTCAGCAGAAAGTAAAGCTATATTTGCTGACAACAGTGTTGTGGTCGGTATGTCTCGGAATGCATTTATGAATATAAATGTCAATCTAATATATAGAAACCCCACAACAGGATATGTAAAATACTCGTCAAATTTTGCATGGTATGGTGTCGGTTTTAAAGTGTACTTAAAGCCCAGTACAAATTACATAAAAAATTTTACAGGCGATGGTTACGCTGGGTAGGCTTTTTTGAGGCGGACGGCACTTTTATATCGGATGCTATTTCTAACTCTTTTACCACACCCTCTAATATGGCTTTTGCGTTTATAGTTATAGCACCATCAACCGCTACTAGTGGGGTGCAATTAGTACAAGAAGTTACAGGTTTGCAAGTAGAGTTAGGCTCAACCGCAACTGCCTTTGAGCCGTTTACTCCCGACAGTCCTTCACCAAATTATCCATCGCTTGTTAACAGTGCTGGCAAAAAATTACTTGTAAATAGTAACGAAGTAATTATCCCTACCCTACACAAAATCGGTGACGTAGCTGATGAGTGGAACAGCAAAACAGGTGAAATCACAAGGCGGATTGGTGTTAAAGTTTTTGACGGAACGGAAGCCACAACACTATACACTTATAATGATTTAAATGGGGTTTATTTTGCGAGCATTTTACCAGAAAACCAATTAAGAGGGCCTGGCTTTTGCACGCATGAAAGTAGGGTGGGCAACTATGGCAGTTCATCTGGAACTTATATGTGGGTTGGTGCAAATAATAGAGATGTTTTTTGGATAGGTATTTGTGATTACCTTAATAAACCAACCGTGGGCGAAATACAAGACTGGCTTGCAGACCAGTATAACAACGGAACGCCAGTGACGCTTTACTATCAACTATCAACACCAGTCATAGAGCAAGTAGCGACCAAAGTACCGTCATATCCAAAAATAACGGAGATAGTACAAGATAACAACATAAAAACAGATATAACAGCGACAGCAAAAATAGTGGATTTGGGGGAGTAAGGCACGATGACTTGCAGGTGCAGAAAAAAGCTCAAAACAGATAACAACGGTGAAGAAGTTTCTGTCAGTATAAATAAAGGCACAATGCTTATAGAAAACAAAGACATTGAAACCTATGTAGAGATAAAATATTGCCCGAATTGCGGGAAGAAAATAAAGTACAAGAAACGTAAAGGAGAAAACTAAAAATGAGAATCGAAACCATACGAATAGGGGATTTAGCACTAAACGAAAAGAACATCAGGACAAATTTAAATGTAGATGATCTGATAGACAGCATACAAGAAAGTGGTGTACTTGTACCGCTTATTGTTACACCAGATTACACCGTAGTTGACGGCAACCGTAGATTAGAAGCCGCAAGGCGAGTGTTCGGCGAAGATGCTTTAATAACGGTAGATATAAGAAACCTGTCAGAACAAGAAATTATTGAATATTCACTCATAACTGCACTGCAAAGAGAAAATCTAACCGAAAAGGAAAAGGCAAACGCATATAAGCAGTTAAGCATTCTAGGGTTAAGTGATTTTACCATAGCAAAGAAAATAGGTAAAAAGAAAACAAATGTTAATGCTTACATTAAGGCAGCGGACATAGAGCAAGAATTATGGGAAACACACACCTTAGATGAGCTGCAATTTATAGCCGAGTACCCTGAACTTGCAAATTACACAGGCAGAGCCTTAATCGACAGATACGATAGGCTTGTTGCACAAGAGAAGTTTAACAACTGGCTAAATGATTTTTCATATCCTGAAAACACAAGCCAATCCATAGCCGACAAATGGTATGAAAACGAAGATTACGGCTTTGACGGGCTTGCAATTAAGAGTGATAACAAGCTTTATCATAACGGCGAAGTTATAGCCGAGGATTATCACACCTATCCATATGCACCAAATACCCTTATACACGCTGTTTCTAATGAACTATGGATAATTGAGCCTAAAGAGCAAGAAAGTGCCACAGAAGCCGAAAATGAACCACAGGAGGCACTTAAACTAATAGATGAAAGTGATATATACGAGGGTTACTTGGAAGTTTGGGGCGGAATTGTAGAGCGAGTCAAACGAAAGGTAGAAGAAGTAAGGGTAAGAAAAGAGCCGGCATTATCACTTGTTGGTATTATATGCAAGACCTACGGCTTTGATGATCTAAAGGATATGGCCTTAGATTCGTTTGAAACGCTTGCTATCGAACCGTTCTTCATGCGTGATGGAAAGATAGAGCATAGGGAGTGTGAATGCTTAGATTTTATCAATGCAATGACCACTTTAAGCGATGCAGAAAGGGTAGTAATCAGTGGCAAACAGTAACACTTATGTTTCAATGAATAAATCTCATGATGAGTGTTATACACGCTTGCCTGATGCTTTGGATATGTTTTCCTTTTTACAAAAGCATATAAGTTTAAGGGATAAGATAATTTGGATGCCGTTTAACGATGAAGGCAAGAATATAGAAAAGGCTGCACATTCATTAAAGATTTATAAAACGGTCGGGGGGGGGGGGTATTCCCTTACAGCGAGCCAAAGGAGGGGGGTATAATGAT